CATGATTGCTCTCCCAGGGCTTGCCAAAGGTCTCCATGGCTACTTTCTGAAGGGCGTCGATGAACTCGTTGACCTCGTCCCAATCCCCGAAGAACTGGACCGGAAAGGACTCGGTCTCGAGGATCACCTGCTTGCTATTAGAGCTGATCTGGATCATGTTCCACCATAAATTTCGCGTAGGAAAAGCAAACTTCGGCAAGGTCTGCTCGACTGGCAATCGGGGTGCCGTCGGGTTTGTTGTAGTTCGATATGCCACCGGCAAGCAAGCCTTGAAGGGCAGCAGCGGCAAACATGTCGAACCGGTCAGTAGGGGGCTTCTTCGTACTCATCTAAGTTCCTCTTGGGTTGGTAAGCTCGTTTAACTTGCGACTGGTGGACGTAAACCCATTCGGGAAACGGCCACTCGTTTTCGTTAATCAATCGGACTGCGCAGGTCCCGTCGGGGTGCAGGTGCTCGAGAATGCCGAGCTTCTTACCGACACGCACGCGAAGGCCGGGGTTCATTTCTCCCATGATCCCTCCTATGCACAGCGAAGAATTTCAATATTGGACTCAATGATGCAGGTCTTGTAGGACCCTTTTCCCCACTGTGCCGTAGCCCATGAAGTGAGCGCCCCTTGAAGGCTTTTGGGGGCAAACTCACCTGACTCAATAACTACAACATCACCGACTTGCATGTTTTTTATTAAAGGATGGTAGTAACGAAACATCGTTCCCGGCGGATGTGCATAGTTTTTGTTTGTCTTTTTAGGGTTGGAAACAGTCAACGTACCAAATTCATTACCGTCCAGGTCAATAATTTTGTACTTAACGCCTGACGCATCAAGCAGCTTGATGGCTTGCTGAATCGTGCGCTTTACGATCTCTGGCATGCTCATGTCTTTATCTCCTTAACCGACACCTTCGTGTCGGGGTCCATCTCGAGTTGGATAAGCAGGTCCCGAATGGCCTGGAGCTTGGTCCGCCCCCAGCCGATTCGATCGCCTTGCTGGTACCCCTCTTGGACAGCACGCCAGTCATACGAGCGCGTGTCCAGGGGGGTCGGGTCATGCCGCACTTGGATCTTCATTTTCACTCCTTACGACGTCGATGTTGTCGCCGAATACCACGATTCGGACCCGTTCGCCATTCTCGGCAATGAAAGTGATGTCCATCGTCTGGCAGTCTGCTTTCTCAAGTAGACTCGGCTTCGAAATAATGACCGACACAATGTTATGTACCGACATCGACGTGTACATAGCCCGAAGCGGCCTTGGTTCGCTCTTTTTGCTTTGGGTGTTGCCGAAGAAGCGGGTTACGACGTTATCCATTGCTTGAAACTCTTCCATGATGTTCTCCTGATTGGGGGCCGAAGCCCCCGGTTATTAAGCTTCTATTAAACGTGCTTCCATGCGGTCACGGACGGTAGCGAGACGGCCGTTGCTGTTGATGCTGTACTCGATTTGCTCGAGGTCCGGGTAAAAACAGCGGCTTGAGTCCCATACATTCAAGCAAAGCCGCTTGCCCTCGTACCACATAAGCGTGACGGTAAAGTCTTCGATCTCGGCAATCGTGTAGACCTGAGCCTCAGTGTGTTTGTTGAGCACGACCAGTTGGCCGATGTACAAAGATTTTGGCGCGATTTTTTTCATGTGAATATCCTGGTTAGCGGCTGGTAACTTTGACGCTGAAAACAGCGGTCGTCTTGGTGAAGCGCTCGTACGCTTCGGTGCCGAAAGCCTTAACGAAAGCTGCCTTGTCAAACACCGAGCGGTCGGACTCAATGTAGGTTGCCTTGAAGAGCGAACCCTCGATCGACTTAGCGCCACCTGCCGAGGCCGAATCCTTGATTGCGTCCTTGATTGCATCGGCTTGCTTTTGCAAGTCGGCGATCTGAGCCAAGAGGGCGCCGAGTTGGTCAACGCTTGCTGCTTCGATTACTGCTGCTTCTGTTTTCATCTGTTTCTCCGGTTTCTCACTGCACGTCGCAGTAGGTGTATTTGACTCTTTATTTATCCAACTGTCAAATGAAAAAGGGGGATAAACCCCCTAAAACAGCTACCGTTCGTCAGACCGACGAATGGCTATGGCTTAAGCTCCTCCATGAACTCCTGGAACTTGGTGAGGGGCTTTTCCTCCTCGGTGATTATTGGCGCAACATAAACCTGCAATCGGCGATCGTCTGGCGAGTTGCCTACCTTGTGCGTGCTTACCGTGGGGTGAAAACGGCGCCTAAAGTGATTGACGATACTGTTCCTGGCCTTTTCAAAATCCAAGTGCTCAGGGATTTTGACCATGATCATTTCCCCAGGCTTGATTTCGGCGAAGACGTCAATCAATTCCTTATAAATCATGTTGCGGCCAAACCGCTCTTTGTTGATGTAATGCTCTCCTTGGTACCTAATTTCAAAATCGGCTTCCATGGCCTTAAGCGCCCTTACAAGCGCCTCAATTGGAAAGTCGTTGCTGATAAGTTCACCGTGTTCGCCGCATACCAAATAGGCCATATTCATTTGACTCAGCGTCTTCGTGATGCTGAACACCACCTTCTCTTCCATGCTCATACGTTGCTCCTAATTTTCCAAAAGTTAAGCAGTGCCAGGAACATTTCCCAGCCCCTCTGGATGTCCTTGGGGTCGTGCTCCAGGACAATGACTGGGTGAGGGTCGATAACCGAAACAAACACGTTTGCGCACCGGGGCGGGTGGATCTTGAGTCCCACCGCATAGGCCGCTAACTGCATGTAATGGTCATCAAACAGCGCCACCTTGTCGCCTGGGGCGAACTCCTTGGTCTTGATGTCGATGACCGTGTCATGGCAGTGCAGATCGACCTTCCCGCCGTAGCCATGGGTTGCAGCGAATGACGCCTCAGAGATCCACGTCCGGTCCCCAAAATGGCTCTGTATGGCGCCAACAGCCCTGCGGACATAGGGAACATTCATCTTCTCGAGATCGCCCTCATAGAAGGCCTGTATCTCAGCGTGAATGGCCGTACCGCGGTCGGCTGCATCCCTTGTTTGCTTGCGGGAGTCCTCGAGCACTCGCTTGGCATAGTCCTCGAGGCTCTCCTCCTCGCCCTTGGGTAGGGTAAGAGACGCTAAAAGCAATTGCTGCTGCTTCCAGGCCTCCAATCCAGGCTTTGCAGCCACCGACATGACCGTCGTGACTGAGGGCAAAAGCTTGAGTTTCTTGGCATCCCGGAGGGTCGTGTTGCGCACCTTGCCGTTACTCCCGACAATGGTGTAAGCAGGCTTACCCTCCTTGGTGTACCAGTGGCCGGACTCGGCCGTCTTGGTATTGATGATCATAGCTTTTGCGACAGACTGACGGCCCAGATTTCAAAGCCATTGTCTTTCAAGAAATTACGGAAATGTTCGCCGATCTTCGTAACCAGGAACTGATCGCCACCGGGGGCCTTCAGCATGTAAGCCACAGGCTCCTCCTTTTTCCCCGCGGCCAAGTTTTGGGCCTGTTTGAACAATTCGTAGGGAATGGTCGTCTTAGACTCTTTCATTCTCCGGTATTCGGCCCAGCGCTTTTGTGCCGCCGCTCTGATGTTTGCCTTTCCTTCTTCGCTTAATGGTTTGCGCTTTTTCATGACTGCACCTCAATCCAAAAGCGCGACCAAAGGGGCGTGATTTTCGGGGTGAACCCGTTAACTACAAGCTCCTCAGCACTCGTTTCAATGTGGCCGGGAAGGACGTAAACGCCCGCCTTCTTCCAGCTTGGCACGGCCATTACATCGCCGCGGTGATAAGTCGGCATGAGGTAGCGTTCAGCCATGCGGCTACCCGCAGGAATAATTTTGGTTTCCATGTGTCTTCCTTAATTAAAATTAAAACGGAATGTCGTCGTCAGTATCAGCAAGAGATGTAGCCTGCTTGGCGGGAAGCTCATGCAAAGCAGCCCACTCAGGCGAAGCTTTGATGACGTCCTGGAGGCCTTTGCCGAAGCTGTTGAAGAGGTCCATCATGTCGGGCTCGAACTGGTCCATCGAGAAGATCCCGAGGGCGTTATGGCCAGCAGGCAGGACCTTGCGGAGCGCTGGTGGTAACGGCATGACGGTTGCGACGTTCGAGTAGGTCTTGCCGTCTCGAGTCTCCTGGGTGATGTTGATCATGCCCCACTGGCCAAGCAGCGACTTGGTAGCAAAGCCCTTGAGTTCGGCGTCGCTAAAGGGCTTGCCCCTCCAGGACTCAAGAAAGGCCCGTAGAGCCGCTTTTTCGCCGAGGCTGGCAGTAAACCGCTTGCTGGCCATCAAAGGCCTGCCATCGTCCGTTAAAAGGGGTTTGCCAGTATCGTCCTCGCCATGGATCTCCCAGGACAGCAGGACCTTGCGCTGGTGTTTGATCTTGCCCTGCCAAGTCGTTTCTTGCGTACCGAGATCAATGATCCGGTAGCAGCGTCCCATGTAGACGCCTGGAGGGGTGGGTGTAAAACCGGTATTAGCTTCAGCTTTGAGTAGCATCTCTTTCCTTTCGTAGTCCAAGTTCGTAACGCAAAACAGCCCAGTCCTCTTCGTCTGCAAGACCTGCTCGGGCACGTTCGTAAGCGTCTTCCAATCGTTGCTCACGTTCTTCCATTTGCTGCTGGTACCAAAAATCGTCTTCCATCGTTTCTCCTTTTCTCACGGCAAAGCGCCGTACCGAAGATGTTAGATATATCGAACACCCTTGTCAAGCGGTATCGCAACCCTGGGTTTCGGTGGACGCCATTGGACGCCATTGGACACTAACAAGAAAGTCCGGTCAGAAAAGTCGTGAATTGTTCAGGCCAAATCCACTGCGATTATGCACTTTTAGCCGGTCTCTCATAGGAGAAGTCATGATTCAGTTTAGAACATTGATCTCCTAATACTCCCCGCCCTGTCCGCCCCCTGTCCGCCCTTATGTACGCCTCTATTCGCAAGCGCTGATACCCTGGGTTGCGTAACCGTTGCTGTTCGGTTACTCTAACGCCATGGATACAAGAGAGATGATTAAAACGCTAGGCGGTACCAGGGCAGTCGCTCGGTACCTGGGGGTGGCTCCAAGCACGGTCCACCACTACATCAAAACGGGGAAGATCCCGCTGCATCGGCTCATGATGCTCATGCCGCGGTTACACGAGAAGGGGGTGGTATGGCCGCTGAACATAAAGACTTGAATGCAGACTTTGATCTCACGCCGGATGAGCTTTGCGATGAAAGCGTTGTTGTCCGCGAAGTTCCTCAAATTCGCGTCTACATCAACCTATGCGAAGAAGTTGGGATCAGCATCTTAAAAATGGACATAGACCACCATATGCTCGACGAGCAAATTGTTTCAATCCCGGTCGAGTACGCAAAAACAGTGGCTGATGCGATTGTTAAAGTTGTTGAAGAATACGAAGAAAATCAGTAAAGTTCAAAGGGCATGGCTAGGTTAGCTACCGAAGAGGGGATTCGTCACCCCCCTGCCACGGCCCAGCTTCAGTGACGATTACAAGCCTTTGACGAGGGTTGAATGCACTACTATCCATTTCATGTGGGGGATTATCAGACCCACACTGCGCACCTCAGCGACACCGAGGATCTTGCTTACAGGCGCATGCTCGACCTGTACTACATCAACCAAAAGCCGTTGCCAAGCGATGCAGCCAAGGTGGCTCGGTTAATCCGTATGCCAGCAGCAGTCGAGGAGGTACGAGGCCTGCTCGAGGAGTTTTTTGTTTTGCAAGACGGCAGCTACACAAACAAGCGCTGCGACAAGGAAATCGCCTCGTTCATTAAGCAAAAGCTTGGCGGTGTTAAGGGTGCAAAAGCTAGGTGGGATAAGGCCAAGCAAAAGGGTGGCAATGGCCTACCCAATGGGGAGGGTAATGGGGTGGGTATTGGGGAGGGTAATGCTACCCCAATAGCAACCAATAACCAGAACCAGAACCAAGAACCAAATAAAAGCTCTTTCGTACAAGTCGATAAGCCGGAAGGGGTAACCGACGAGGCTTGGCAAGCCTTCATCCTGGTTCGCAGGGCCAAGAAGGCTCCCATTACCAAGCTTTCCATGGCCGGAATTGAACGGGAGGCTTTGGCTAAAGGCAGGACCGTCCCTGATGCGATCCGTATCGTTTGTGAGCGTGGCTGGACCACCTACAAAGCCGAATGGGATAAGCAAGAGTTCGGTAGTAACCCTAACGACCAATTCGCAGGTGCGCTATGAAGGGCCATGAATTCGTGATTGCTTGCCAGCTAAACAAGGCCCCGCCCCGCGCCGTGTTTGTGGACTTCTCTGGCCTTCCCGATCCGACCCTGCCGATCCCTGTTGTGATCTCGTCGCCGTCCGATCGCGACTATCGCTGGGCCCGAGGCCTAAGGGTTTACGTTCAGGGAATCGATTCCGAGGCGGTTTTTAAGGCCGTGGAGGCGCTCAAGCTTTGTGGTGCGGCCCGAATCATTGCCACCTACGAAGAAATGTCCCCGGCCCTTATTTGGGACTCGGAGGTGGACGCATGAATCCGATGCCCGAAGTCGATTATCTGGAGTGGTACCACCAGATGGAGGCGGCCGTTACGGTCAAGCCCGCCAAGGACGTGATCAGCGAGGCGATTCAACTGCTGAGGTCCGATCCTCCCAAGCCAGTCCTCATGCCCTGGCCCAAGCTTAAGGATCGCTTTGCCTTTCGCGATGCCGAGGTCACGGTCTACGCCGGGAACAATGGCTCAGGCAAGTCGCTGATTACCGGCATGATCGCGCTGCACCTGATCAGCCAAGGCAGGAAGGCGTTGATTGCAAGCTTTGAGATGAAGCCGGTTACGACCCTAACCAGAATGGTCCGGCAGTTCACGAACTCCAGGTTTCCAACGGTGGAGCAGTACGAGGAGTTCTCGCGCTGGGTCGGCGACAAGCTTTGGTTTTACGACAAGCAGGGCGAGGTCAACCGCAAGGCGGTCATCGGGGTCGGGCACTTTGCTGCAACGCAGTACAAGATCCAGGATTACTTCGTTGACTCGCTCATGAAGTGCGTTGCAGGCGAAGACGACTTCAATGCGCAAAAGGACTTTGTCTCGGACTGCACAAACCTCGCACGCGATACCGGCCTGCATGTCCACCTCGTTCACCACATACGCAAGGGCCAGACCGACGAGCAGGTCCCGCAAAAGGTCGACATGAAGGGCTCAGGCTCGATTGCCGACCAAGTGGATAACGTCTGGATGGTCTGGCGCAACAAGAAAAAAGAACGACTGCAAGAAGCTGGCCAGCCCGTTCAGATGGACGAGCCCGACGCCATGCTCTTGTGCGAGAAGCAAAGAAACGGTGAATCGGAGCCTCGGTTAAGGCTCTGGTTCCACGCTCAATCCCAACAATTCGTGGAGGCTGCCGGTGCAAACCCCTATCGATTCAACCCCGACTTTTGAAGTCTCGCTGCCCTGGCCGCCGACGGTGAACACCTACTGGCGCCATGCGAACAAGGGCGGTGCGACGATCGTTTACATCGCTAAGGAAGGCCAGATATACCGGACCGCGGTTCAAGGCCTCGTTGCCACTAAGCGCAAGCTGCATACCGGCCGCTTGAGGGTCGAGATCGAGGCTTGGCCACCCGACAAAAGAAAGCGCGACCTGGACAACATCCTCAAAAGCTTGCTCGACGCCCTGACCTATGCAGGCATATGGGAGGACGACAGCCAGATCGACGACTTAAGAATCTATCGAACAACCATAGGAGGCATGGTGAAAGTGAGGATCTATGAAAACTGAACACGACCCGCATCAAGCGATCGACTACATCATCACGCACGGTCGGCGCTTTGCTGATGCGAAGGCCCAAAGGATCTACCTGGAGGAATTCCGCAAGTCGAAGAAGGCCCTGCTCATGCAGACGTCCTTGGAGACGACCGTTAACGCCCAGGAAAGGGACGCCTACGCGCACCCGGAATACATCGAACTTTTGAAAGGTATCCGAGACGCGGTCGAGATCGAGGAGGAGCTTCGATGGAAGCTGATCGCCGCCCAGGCCAGGGTGGATGTATGGCGCTCAGAGCAGGCCAATTTGCGCACCGAAGGGAAGGTGACGGTATGAGCATGCAAACCGACTGGGAGGCCTTTGCAAGGCTCCAGGGGCTCAATCCCAAATCCAAGGGGCACTTTTACATGGCCTTTGTCGCAGGCTGGCAGGCCGGTATGAACGACGCAAAAAAGACGGTGAAGGAGGGCGAAGAGTGGAAACTGCTGGACAACGATCAAGCATGAGCGCTATGCAACTGGCGCTTGAGGCGCTGGAGTCAGACAACCCAGACATCCAATTAAGAGCAGCGATAGCCCTGCGCCAAGCATTAGAGACAGAGCAAGAGCCGGTGGCGTGGATATCAGAGGGCGGCGATGTGTCTCGTAGTAAACGGTATATGGATGAAATGGGATTTAAATGCAACCCCCTCTACACCGCACCACAAAAGAAGCAATGGGTTGGGCTGACACTAAATGAAGCAGAAGAGTTCTACGATAAATACACCGACAGAGCGGAGCTTATAAACGCCATAGACAGTTTCCTTGAGGAAAAGAACACATGAGCACACTACCCAAAGCCCTGCGGCTGGCTGATGCTTTGGATGAACTTGATCGACAGTTCAGTCGAAACGGCCTGTGCGGTGATGCAGCCGCCGAACTGCGCCGGTTGCACGAAGCATTAGAGACAGAGCAAGAGCCGGTGGCGTGGATTACCGATGGTGGCAAGGGGGAACTTTGGTGGTATCAATCATCAAAATTTGACGAAGAAGGCAACCTGATCGGTCCCAATCAAGATGACATACCTCTCTACACCGCACCGCCAAAGAAACAATGGGTTGGGCTGACGGAGCGCGAGGTTGAATTAATTGACGAGATGATTGAAACCCAACTCCTTCACGCTGAACGGTGTGACCATATGGCAAACAGCACTATGGCTCAAAAGCAAAAGGCGTGGGACTTGGAACGCGTTGAGCTACTACGCAAGCTAAAGGAGCGCAATGGATGACGGACGAAGAACTGTTGAGGTATGCCGCAAAAGCGGCGGGGTATGTTGAGCCAACCATGTATAGGCCGAAGACGAACTGTCTTTTGTGGGTCGGAAAGGAGTCCGGCGCGTCCATATGGAGCCCATTCCGCGACGACAAAGATGCTTTTCGCTTGATGGTCGATTTAGACATCGGCGTTCATCACGGCTGGACATTCGCTGACGAGAAGGTACCGTATGCAAATGTATGTGCCCAACATATCCCGTCGATGATTGAGGTCGGGGAAATAAAGGGTGATGACCCAAAAGCTGCAACTCGCCGCGCCATCGTCAGAGCCGCCGCTGAGATTGGCAAACTGAAGGATAAGAACCATGAACAGCCATGAGGTTCTTGCGCTTGCCAAGAAGGCTGGGGTAATGATCTCTGGTCGGCCCGAGTTCGAGGAGTCGGTCAAGCAGTTTGGCAAGCTGATCATCAAGCGTGTAGCGCCAAGGCCATTAACGCCAACGCAGCTTGCATACCTCGAGGCGCTTGAGGATTGGAGGTCGCTGCAAGACTTGGCCGACGCGTTTAATTGCACTCCGCAAAACGCCCTGAAGATGGTAAGGGCGCTCGAGGGAAGGGGGCTGATCAGCAAGACCTCGCTGTTCAAGCGACGCCTGGATCGCGGAGCCTGGGCCTACTACTACCGAAAGAATTAAATGAGCGACAAGAACATATGGACGCGTAGGCATGAGATCGACAAGGCGCGACAGGAAAAGATGAAAGAGGTCATGGCCGAGTACGACCGGAACGTCTACAACCCAGCAAGAAAGCAATTGGTCGAGGACTGCGAAAAGGAAGGCCATACCCAGGGAAAGTTCCACGACAACGGATGGGGCTGGACATGGTGGTGGTGCGGTAAGTGCGGGACATCATTCAACAAGGAGAGATCATGAAATCAGACACGACAACACTCGTTTTAGGCGGTGCTTTATTCGGCTTGGTGTATGCGGTGCTTGCCTGGGCGATGCTATGAAGCACATAGCAGGCATTTGCGAATGGCGAGATCCGGAAGAGGACCCGCCCCCGCTTGGCTCGAAGATGCTGCTGCTTAACCCGGCAGGCGTTGCCTGCATCGGAACCTGGAGCCGAGTATTTATCGCTTGGGCGCCGTTGCCCAAGATTCCACCGAACGTCAAACAAAAACTGGATGAAGCATATGAGAACCTGGGCCAATACACCCGCAATGCGTGACGCCTACCGCGAATGGTACGAGAGCACCGGCATTAAGGACCAAACGCTTGCAAACTGCTGGCAGGCAGCCTGGAATGCAGCGCTCAAAAAGCGCGTGGCCAGCAGGCAGCGGGACCTTTTCGGCGTATCGTCCCTAGCCTTCGCAAGATCGACCGATCCCGACACGAGCCACGACGCTGCCAAGTCCTTTGATCCGAATGCAATGGAGTCCAAGGTCCTCCAGGTTATCCAGTCCTACGGCCAAGACGGCTGCATCAAGGACCAGATCCTTCAGCACTTCCCTGCCGACGCCGCTCCGACCGTTACGCCGCGCATAGCGCCGCTTATGCGCAAGGGTTGGATTGAAGATACCGGAGAGCGCAGAAAAGGCCACAGCGGTCGCAATCAGCGTGTACACAGGGCTATCCGATGACCAACAACGAGAAGCAGTGGCTCAACGACCTATCGGAGATCGGCTGCATCCTTTGCGCTCACCTGGGTACACCAGGAACTCCCGCCGAGATCCATCACCCTCGATCGGGGGTTGGCATGGGCAAGAAGGCCACGCACTTCGAGGCTATCCCTTTGTGCCCGGAGCACCATAGGGGGAAGACGGGCGTACACGGCCTGGGAACCAAGGGTTTCCCCAAGCATTACGGGATTACGGAGCAGGATTTGCAGGCCAAGGCAGCGCTGATGGTCGGCACTCTTCGGGCGCAACGTACCGTTCGTCGGCTGGATAAAGAAAATAAGCCAGGAGGATAAAAAACTGTGCTGTAATCCTATCCACAGCAAGTCGCTGTGAGAAACAGGAGAAACCAAATGGCAACCTTCAAAGCAAACGAAATCGTTTTTCATGCAACCTCATATTTTGTGGTCATTGGCCACGATCCAGAATTTGCGGATTACTCAAATCCCCGTGGTGAGCGTTACGGTTTCGCTTGTTATGTACGCGCCGTTAACGAGTTTGGCGATGCCCGTGAGTTGTATGTAACCACCACTGTGTTTGCAAGCGATGGTGAGGCTAAAGCTGAGAAGGTTGCGGCTGCATTAACAAATCGCGCACGCGGCGGTAAATTGCCAGTTGGTTTTGATAATTGGTCAACAGCCCGTCCCGTTTACGGATCGGAAGCTTACGAGTCTTATGGTCGGGAAGATGATCTGGCAATGGAGGCTCGTGAGTTGGCCGACGAGGCCTGGGCTTAAAGCTATCGGGGCTTCGGCCCCTTGTTGACAGATGGATAAAAAGCAGTTCTAATACGCATACGGCACTTCCGCCGTGAGAAACAGGAGAAAATGATGCAAACAGCAAGCCTTGTAAACAGCCTCTACAGCCGCATGACAGTCGGTGAGCCAGCGCCCTACGTTGGTATGCCAGCAACCTTGCTTTCCTGGACCGATCGCAACCCCTGCACGGTTGTCGAAGTCAACATGGCCAAGCGCTACATCGTCGTGCAGGACGACGATTACAAGCGTATTGACAGCAATGGGTTGAGCGAGTCGCAGCAGTACGAGTACACCCAAAACCCCAACAACTGCAAGCGGATCTTCCGCAAGATGAAGAATGGCCAGTGGGTCCAGCACTTCGTGAACCCCGAGACCAATCGCCTCGTTAAGTCGGAGGGCTGCGGCCTTCGCCTCGGTGAGCGCGAGAAGTACCACGACTTTTCATTCTGACTGCCATGATGATCTACTGCGACTACATTGCCGCGCTCGTTTTTGAGTCCCTGGAAAGGGACCCGAACGGGCTCATGAAGGACCCTTCCGGTATCGAGTTGGACCTTACGCCGGAGGGCGCATACCTAAGTTCTAAGAAGATCGTCCGCGTCCAGGGTGAGAATGGCCGCAAGTACAAAATCACCGTGGAGATCGATGATGGACGATAAAAGACTGCGGCGCCTAGCCTCAGAAGCAGGCCTTAAAGACACGATCGAGGACGTGGCATACATCGCCTACCTGAAGGACCTCGATCGGTTTGCAAACCTGCTGCTGAGCATGGAAAGGGACTCGGTATGCAGGATTATCGACACGGCACAGATCCCGAAAACGGAAGCCGAGCGGATTAAAAAAATGATCAAGGAGCGTCAGGTATGAGCGGTGACCACAACATGCACCAAAAGCCAAAGTCGTACCTGGAAAGCACGGGGCTCATGGACAAGATAAAGGAGGGCGACGCTCGGACCTGGGCCTCGCTTGCGACCATCATCAACCGGCAGAAAGTGGCCCAGTGGATGATCGACCGAGGCTATACGACCGGCCGTGGCGACACGATCGAGGACTTATTGAAAGAATTGGACTGGCAGATTGAAGAACGTATTAAAAACGCAAGGGGAAAATAAATGGAAGGCATGCTCGGATTCGCACTTACAGCTTGGGTAATCCTGGCTTGGTTAACGCACGTCATTGTCTCAATCCAGGGCGCCAAGTGGCTGCTGTTGATTGCTGGGGCGATCGTATTCCCGGTGGGCTGCGTTCACGGCACGGGCATTTGGTTCGGGGTGTTTTGATGAACCTCGAGGACATCATCCGCATGGCGCGGGAGGCCGGATTGGCTTACGGATCTGACGAAAAGCCATTAGGTTCTGTAACACGGTTCGCCGCGCTTGTTGCCGCTGCTGAACGTGAGGCGTGTGCGAAGGCGTGTGATGTGCTTGCTGTACATCCTGAATATGCGTCAGACATTACAAAGGTGGCCGCGCAAGCAATCCGAGCAAGGAGTTAAACATGACAGGCAACATAAAACCGTTCATCAAAGCTACAACCCCTGACAACTCTGATGCCATAGAAATGCTGGAGCAGTGGCTGGAAGACGCCAAGTCTGGGGAGGTCGTCACCGTGGCTATTGTCGGCAAACGCGTAGGCGGCGAATGGCAGACCGGCATGAGCAGCAGTCAAAATCGCCTTGAGGACGCCGCAATGCTCATCGAGTTGGGTATGCGTCGGCTTGGCTTTAATCCGCAGAGGTGACAATGAACTACGAACCACCGAAGGGGTGAGCATGATCTGTCCTTACTGCCGAACCCCAAAGGGTCAGGGGTACAAGACCAAGATCCTTGAGACCCGAACATTCTGGAACCCCGAAAGGCATTATTACTTCGTAGAGCGCCGCCACAAATGCAAGCACTGCGAGGAGGAATTCTGGACCGAAGAGCGATCACCCAAAGTAAAGGAAGAAGCATGAACGAAGAGCTAAGAGATCAAATTATCGCAACCCTGAAGAGCAAGCAGATCAAGGGCAAGCAGTACGCCTTTAACATCGACAAGCTAACCGCATACGTCCAGCAGCTACTTGATGAGGAGCGAGAGCTTTGTGCAACCCTGGCCGAGCCGGTGGGCATGTTCGGCGTGTCGGACCTGATCAGGATGAGGATGTACAAGCAGCCCGAAGCGGAGGTACAATAGAGGCTGTTTTCTGTGTGTCTCCTGGTTGTGGGTTCTTCCCCTCACGACGTTAACCCCTTCCACAGGGGTTTTTTTTCGTGTATCCTATAGGTAAGTGCTTGATTTTTGAAGGAAAATCAGAATGCCAGCAGGAAGACCGACCGACTACGATCCCAAATATTGTGAACTGGTTATTGAAATGGGCCGCCAAGGTAAGAGCAAGGCCCAGATCGCCGCGACCATAGGGGTGACGAGGAAGACGATGTGGACTTGGTGCTCCGTCCACGAAGAATTTCTAAACGCCATAGAGTATGCAGAGGAATTAGCCCTGCAATGGTGGGAGGACATAGCCCAGGATCACCTGACGCAGACCAAGGAAGGGCCGACGCTGAACACCTCGCTCTGGTCCCGCTCGATGGCCGCAAGATTCCCTAAGGACTACACCGACCGGACTAAGCATGAGATCACCGGCAAGGACGAGGGCCCCGTACAAGTGGACATGGTGATGGACGTCGCACAATCCCTGATCGATGAATTGACCGGCATCCGCCAGAATGCTGACAGCAAGTCAAAGCAAGCGGATTGAAGCCAAGCTTGCCCTGCACCAGGAGGCGCTGAAGAAGCTACCCCCGGAAGCAGCGGCAGCCTTCAGAGCCCGGATGAGTTGGCTCATGAGGGCGCACAAGCACCAGATCCCGCCTAAGGGCAATTGGTGGACGACATGGCTCCTACTTGCAGGCAGGGGCGCAGGCAAGACCAGGACAGCCGCCGAGGACGTTTGGCATACAGCCTGGACGACGCCCAACATCCGCATCTTGATCTCGGGCCCGACCTCGGCAGACATCAGAGACACGATGATCGAGGGCGAGTCAGGCCTGCTCAACTGCATGCCCGAGGAGATCCGGGTCAAGTACACCAGGAGCCTGCACGAGATCGTCCTTACGAACGGCTCACTGATCAAGGGCATACCGGCCTCGGAGCCTGAGCGCTTCCGCGGTCCTCAGTGGCACCATGCTTGGTGCGATGAGTTGGCAGCCTGGGAATACCTGGATGCAGCCTGGGACCAGATCATGTTCTCGGTCCGCCTGGGCGATAAGCCGCGGATCGTTGTTACCACCACGCCCAAGCCCAAGCCGCTGATCATCGACCTGCTGAACCGAGACGGCGAGGACGTCGTTGTCACGCAGGCTTCGACCTACGACAACCTTGCCAACCTTGCCGGGACGTTCAAGCAGCAGATCTTGCAGTACGAGGGTACTTCCCTGGGCCGCCAGGAGATCCACGCCGAGATCATCGACCCCGAAGAGGCTGGGATCATCAAACGCGCCTGGATCAAGCTATGGCCATCGGATAAGCCCTTCCCGCGCTTTGAGTTCGTGGTCCAGTCCTACGACGGCGCCTATACCGAAAAGACCATCAACGACCCCTCAGCTTGTAGCGTATGGGGAATCTTCAAGCCCAGCGAAGACAAAGGCTTTTGCGCCATGCTGATCGATTGCTGGGAAGAACGCTTGCAATATCCTGACCTGAAGGAGAAGGTAATTGAAGACTTCGGCACGGTTTACGGCGACCCCAATGAATTCGGACAGGGCAAGAAGACTGACATGGTTCTGGTTGAAGACAAGTCCTCCGGCATCTCCCTCCTCCAGGACCTGGGGCGTGCCCACATACCCTGTCGGTCATACAATCCCGGCGGCGCGGACAAGGTCCAACGGGTCAACCTGATCGCCCCACTGATCAAGGCCGGTCGGGTGTATATTCCGGAGAGCACGAAGAACGAAGGTCACCCCCGATCTTGGGCTGAGCCCCTCGTCAATCAGCTTTGCGCCTTCCCTGAGGTCAGGCATGACGACCTCGTGGATACAACGTCCCAGGCCCTGCGCGTGCTGCGAGACATGGGATGGCTTGTCATTGATCCTCCGCCGCCGGATAATGACGACCAATACCCCGAGGACCGGCCTCGGCGGGTCAATCCTTACGCGGTTTAGGGACCACCATGCCAAACCCACGCGCCCAGCAGAATCCGACGTTCATCCCCCAGGCCCTGCAAGGCCTAGCCGACATGGGCCGCGGTGCGGTACGAGGCGCCTTAGCAGAAGGCTTAGGTACGGCAGGCGATCTGACCCAGGCGCTGAGCAACATCAAGACGGCAGGCTTCATGCCAGCCATGCTTGCAAGGGGCCTACAAGGGCCTACAAGCGAAGAAATGAGTCACGCCCTACGAGGCATGACCCCGAACCCTTTAACGCAGCCTGACCGCGCTCACACGGCCCAGATGGGCCAGACCTTTGGGTCGGTCCCGGTCGGTGCCGCTGCCGGTACAGCAGGCACCAACCTCGCTAACCGCATGAAGCAGTTCCAGCGGACCCAGGCGATGATGCCCAGGCGGCCAAGGTCGGTCGAGGAAACCCTGCAACCCAGGCTCTTCACGAACACGACCGAGACCCTTGCAGGCTATGCAGGCAAGGCAATCAACGACGCCATGCTTGGCGATACGAGCGGCGCGTTAAGCAAGGCCCTAAGCGGCGTGGCACCCCGCAAGCTTTTCATCGGCCCAGGCTCCCAGGCTTGGGACGAGCAGGCAGCCTTCCAGGCCTCGAAGATGGAAGCGGCCAAAGCTTCGCCTCAAGAGATCTGGGCCAAGACCGGTACGTTCCGGGGGCCCGATGGCCATTGGCGCCAGGAGATCTCCGACAAGGGATCGACCGTTGGCCTGTCTCAGCGTAGCGGGTCGGCCGAAGAGATCTTCAAGCACCCTGAGCTATACGCCGCCTATCCCGAGCTTGCCGGTACGAAGATGAACCTGTACGGCACCATGAAGGGAGCGCCCGAAATAAAGGCCTCGCTATCCGGCACGCCGAAGGAAGGCTTTCAGGTCGACATCTATGAGCCAGGAATCAAGGACGGCCCCAGGCTGTCAGCCATTCACGAGATGCAGCATGCCATTCAGGACATCGAGGGCTTCTCGCCTGGAGGCAACAGGTCGCAGGCTTTCTTGCACCCAAGCTTTCAAGAGATCAAGCAGGACACGCTTAAAACGCTCAGACCTGCTGGCGGACCCATCGATCCTGTCTTGCTGAACAATTTGGCGGCCGATAGCTACTACTACCGGCTTGGGGGCGAAGCTGAGGCCAGGGCAGCAGCGCGTCGGGCTAACATGGATGAGGCTGAGCGCAAGGCCACATTCCCGCTTGAGTCCTATGACATGCTGCCCGATAGAATCATCAACATCGCGCCGTATGCAGGCGGCGGTTATGTTGACGGTACCCACGCTGACGATGGCATAGGTGCAAGCGGCGTCGACCAGTGGCGTGCAGACAATTCGGCAGGCGGACTTGCGCATATGGCTGATGGCGGAGTTCCCTACAAAGGGATTAATCCCATGGCGACCGGCCTGGGCCAGATGAGGCAGCAGTCCGTAGCGAGGGATGCAGCCTCGAGCCTGATGGCCAAAAACCGAGCCGCTCAGTTTGCCAATCAAGGCGCTGATCGTCTTGCCCGTCAGAATCAATTGGCAGCCGCCAAGACCGCACGCCTGAATGCCCTGGCACCCAAGCTGTCGACCTATGTTCCGCCTGCTGGATCTACGACGACCAGTCCGACGGTTACCAGCCCAGCGGTTACCGACCCAGCAACCACCACGGTAGACTCAACGACGCCGATCGTACCAGCAGCCAAGCCGGACGATCCAGGTAATTACCAGGGCGGCGCTCGAGGCGGTCTCGTAAGCATGGCTGACGGTGGCATTGTCCGTATGAGCAAGGGTGGTAAGTTCGGCGCCCCGATAGAGGCTGCCGCGAAGACCTTTAAGGCCCTTCCTGGTCAAAGCTTCCAAGGTAAGACTGGTTTGTCGGTATTGTCACCCGACGAGGAAGCAAGGCGCCTTATCGCAAAGATGGATCAGCCTTCGATTGAAGACGTGCTCAAGACTGTCGAAGAGCCCAAGCCCGTCACCGCAGCCCAGCGTGCAGCGGCCGGAAGGGCTGCCGCCAAGCAGATCGCAGCCACGCAAGTGCAGAAACTTTCTGATGTTCTTGGCAACCTGAACATCGAAGGCAAAGGATCGCTTGGCGTGGGTCAGTCTGACCGTACCAGGGTCGGCGGCGGGAATATAGGCGGCGCCAACTTCCCGGGCATTCAACATGCCGATCCGTTATACGAAGGTATGGGTTGGGGTGTCGGCAACGTCCCGACGGCCAGCAACCTAATCTCAAACTTTGCCAGCCCCGGAAAATACTTCACGACCCTGCTTGGCTCCGAGCACCAACTTAAAACGAATCCGGTCGTCTTCGAAAGGCTCAAGAAAGGTTTCCTGCAAGCCATGAAGGAAGGCAAGCTCGGGCCTGAGCTTGAGGCGAAGATCAATCACAACTTGGCCCTGACCTTTGGCGAAGGGGCTGACATTCGAGACCCTCAGATCTGGAAGAAAGCGAACACGTTTGAAAAGCGTGCGGCACTTGGCGACATCATGCTCGGCCGAGGCATCCCGCCCAAGAAGGGCGGCGTTGCACTTGGCGGCGAAAAGAGCGGCAAAGGCGTTATCTTCAACCCGAGCGACATCCTCCGCGAGGAAACCGAGAAAATGCTTCTTCACCCCGAGCATGGTGGCAATGTGCCGACATTCGCCGTTGGTCCCAGGCTTGTCCAATTCTCGGGTGACTACTCGGTCAGGCCCGACTTACACCCGGGTTTTCCGGTCCTGCTTCACGGTAAGGATATGAACGTCGTATTCAGCCCGGTCCCCGGTGAGATTGCGCTACCTGACTTTGTGGCCGAGCTTGCCAAGCCGTCTGAGAAATTCCCTAAGGGCAAGAAGCCTGGATACTACGAGTGGACCATGGGGCTTCCTGGTAAAGGCTTGCCAAGCCAGCCTATTACCGAGGAGTACCTCAGGCATTTGCAGCGCGAGGGATTCAAGAAGGGCGGGAAGGTCAAGAAGATGCAAGCAGGCGGCAAGGCGATAGTAAGCGGTCTCCAGGCCATTGCTAAGCCTGCTAAGCAGACCATCACGTCAGCCATCGATCCCACTATGGACATCGCAAGCAGGCTGTCCCAACCCGATCGCATCAACCTCCTGCCGATGCCTAGCCGGTGGTTCCTTGACCCCAAGAACAACCCGAACGTGCAAAAGCTTGTCGAGAAGGTCCTCGAGGTCAACAACATGAAGCGCTCGGACTTTTACTCGGGCGCCTTTGTGAACCCGCGTACCGGCGAGGTCATGGACAAGAAGGTCATGCAAGACGTCGGCGTACTGATCAACCCAAATACCGGCAGGCCCATGATGAGTGCCGAGAAGGAAACGGACCTGACGATCGGCGACCGCAAGAAGGGCTCGATCACCAAGTCAAACCTCGTTCGCAAGCAGCTTTACGAGACCGAAGGAGATCCGATCCTCAAGGACCTGGATTTCCTCGTGGCCATCGAGCAATCGGGCATGGGACACAAGTACGGGCTGGCCACTGAGTACGCCACGCCTGCCGAAATGTTCAATACCATGACGGGCGACAACCCGACCCTTAGGCCGAAGAGCCAGGGCGATGTCTTCGGGATCGGCGACATCGTTGGGCGCATGTCCATGAAGTCGAGCAAGATGCCTCACGACGTTTACGAATCCTTACTAATCGCGCCCAAAGGCTCCGACGTCCAGGGCGTCAAGCTGAGCAAGAAGAAGGGCGGCATAGTGAAAGGTCGCAAATGAAACCGATCAACCCGTTCACTGCTAACCTGCCCAAGAAAGCCGCGAAGAAGACCTTAACCAAGGCTGAGCGCGACGAGAATCTGAAGAAGTTCCTTGAGCCCAGTGTTATCAAGGAGCGGATGTTCCATGGGTCAACCAATCCCGATATTGTTCAATTCAAAACCGGAAAAACACTGCTGGAGGAGCGCTATCCCCAAATCAAAGTTAAGCCCTTTGAGCACTCACAAGGTCGAGACGCGGCTTTCTTAACGCCAGATCCACAATTTGCATCAAGATATTCTGGGGAGGAGTGGGCTGTGGCTCCGGGGACTGCGCCAACCGTTTATCCTGTGCGTGTCCAGGCGCAAAACCCTTGGGATTACGACAATCCGGAGCATATCGAAGCCGCCATAAATCTTTACAAGGAGAAATTCCCGCTTATTCGCGACAGTTCGGGCGACGTTCCTTCCTTTGATGCTAATAGGCACCGTTATCTTGAAGAAGTCTTGCGTGAGCTTCCGTCGCGAAACGATAACTGGAGCGGTATCGAAAGGCCTGATATACAACAAGTTATAAGGGATCTTGGCCACGATAGCTTCTTCGTTAAAGAGCGGGGTGTTAAAAACCTGGGCGTGTACGACCCGAAGAAAATCAAGTCGGACCTTGGCAATCAGGGCACCTATGACGTAACCGACCCGGACATCAACAAGGCCGCTGGCGGAGCAGTTAAAAAAGTCGCCAAGGCTTTAACCGCCGCCGAACGCAAGGCAAACCTTGACAAATTCCTGGAGCCAAGCGCAGTGCAAATGCGTCTTTACCATGGCACAGGCGCGACCGAAGGGGGCAAAGGCCAGGAGGCCATTCGGCAATTTAAGCCAAGCAAGGAAGGAGCGCTTGGCTCGGGGACCTATTTGACGCCGCAGCCTAATTTCGCCAATACATATGCGGAGACTCCGGGCGGCTATACCCTCCCGGTCTATGCTCAAATTAAAAACCCGTTGATATTGCGCCAAAAAAGCCCAGACAGATACAAGGACCCGATGATTGAAGCTTTGGAATTGCTAGGTATGGATTCCGAAAAAGCCGCCAAGATGGTTGAGCGTGCATACGAGACAAAGGGTTATATTGGTAAGGAAGTTGAGAGCAGGGCAAAGGCTGCCGGATATGACGGGCTCTTAGATTATGACCGCCATGGCAATTTGAGCGAGGTGGTTTCCTACAACCCGAGCGCTATCAAAAGCGCCCTTGGTAACGAAGGTACTTACGACACTTCGACTCCCTTGCTTAACAAAGCCGAGGGCGGCCTGATCCGCATGCAAGACGGTGGCGACCCCACCCAGATGTTCAACTTCAATCCCATGGCTGCCAAGGCTGCCGCACAGGAGCGCATGCGCCGTGAGGCCGCGGAAGCCAATCGGTATAAGAGCGTGATGGGATCAACGCCCCAGGATCTGCTTAGGCGCATTGAGCCCGAGCCTGCGCAAATGACCGAAACGCCTCGGTCTGCTATGCCAACCACGATCGATCGAGCCGTGGTGAGCGGTTTGCAGGCCCTTGGCGCCCCTAAGTCGCAAGCACGAGGCCTCAACCAGTTGTTGGATAAAAGCGTCGGCATGTTTGTGCCCGACCCTGAGCGCCTGTATCACGAAGCGTCCGAGGCCGCAAAGAAAGGCGACCTTTACGAGCTAATAACGGGTCCAGGTCTTGAGGCTACTCTTGGTTATATGCCACTACTCGGCGCAGGCGCCAAATTTGCCATGCCTGCAATCAAGGCGGCGGGAAGGGGAGCCCTTCGCCCAATCGATAGCGCCATGTTCGGACAGGGCCCACTTGCAAACGCTTTAAGTTTTGTCTCGCCCATGAACGTCAATGCTCCGGTCAGCAGGCTCGGTTTTTACAATCCCATCGAAGAAATGGCCACCACCTTGCAGCGCAAGCAAGGGCCAGGGCAGGCCTTCCTCAATGAGTTCACTAAGGCAGGTATCAGCAAGCAGCGCCTCGAGGATGCAGGCCTAGCACAAAAGCTTGCCGCCGCGCCCAACGTCACGCGTGAAGAGGTTCAGGCCATGACCAAGGGCACGATGCCCGACGTCGAGGAGGTGGTCCTAAGCAGGTCTGTCATACCGCCCTACATGAAAGGGTTTGCCAACCTGCATATGCCCAACCTCGATGTCAACGATTACAGGCAGATTAATCAGTTGCGCAAGATTGCCGATGAGCGTTATAAGAAAGCTCTTGCGGAGAACGACCTCGATGCGGCCGAGTTTGCGATGAAGGCCGAAGAGGACATCAACAAGTTCAGCCGGACTCACAGCTATGGCACCAAGCCTGGGGAGCGGCTGACCGAATTTCACGATTACCAAGAACCTGGGGGCAAGAACTACCGCGAGATCCTGCTTAAAGTACCGGTTAAAAGGGTCAGCGAGGAAGAGGCGCGGGTAATCTTAAATGCTCGACCTGAAGATAAGCTAAGTGTTTACGATATTGACTTTGCATCGCGCAAGGCCAATCCTGCATTCGTATCCACGCACTGGATGGACCCCAATGTCGTATCCCATATCAGGATGAATGACCGCGTGGACGCTGAAGGTAAGAACGTGCTTTTCATTGAGGAGCTTCAGTCTGACTGGGCGCAAGAGGGCCGGAAAAAAGGGTTTGCGGGCAAGCCTTTGACAAAGGATGACTTGGTCGCCACGGTTAACAATTCTGCTGATAGGCCATACTGGGAAGTCCGCACCAAAGACGGCCACTTCATCGCTAACACTGGGCTTGGCGATAAAGAGATTAACGCTCAAGAGGCGGTTGACGAAGCCTTGCAATTGGTTCAAACGCGTGGAGATAAGCGAACCCCAGCCGGTCCGTTTGTTAAGAACACCAACGAATGGGTTGATCTATCCCTGAAGAACATCATCAGGCGTGCAGTTGATGAGGGCTACGACCGCGTTGCATTCATTGACGGGTACAAGTCCTTCCTGCGCTTCCCCCAGGACGCTAAGGGCGAGTCTACTGAAGCAGGGATGCGCAAGTTCTACGACGAGATTATCCCCGGCAGGCTCAAAGCCCTGGTTGGTAAGGACAATGTCCGGACAATCCCAGGCATTACGCAACAGCGGCCGCTTGATGTTTCGCTGCAAGGCGATCGGTACTATGTGGTCGACGCTGACACCGACATTGCGATACCAGATCATCCTGGGTTCCGAAGCCTTGAAAGGGCTGAGCAATACCTTGACGAGTTGTACAGCAAGTCAAAGTCCATGGACCAGATCGGGTTCGACATCACCCCCGAGATCCGTGAGAAATTTAGCCAGCCCATCCCGTATAAACATGGAGGGGTGGTGAAAATGGCGGCAGGCGGTGCAAAAAAGCTTAAGCGTGCGTCCGAGGCTATCGCCAAGTTCCAAGACCCCCAGACCACCAAGATCCAGGAGTGGCAGTGGAGGCCCCTGGCCGAGGTTAACAAGCAGCTTAATCTTGCCGAAGTTCCCGATTACATCCAGCGCGGGTACGGAGACTTCATGATCGAGCAGGGCAAACGGGCCGCTGCCGGTAACCTTGGAGTCCGGGACCTGATCAAGGCCTACGGTATTACCCAGTCGAGCATTGGCCGCGGCGGTTTGTCCTACGACACGGCAACCAAGGCAGGCTTAAAGGTACCGAAGACCGAAGGGCTGGTAAGGCCGGAGGGTGCCTTCGCTGAATGGCTGGGCTCCAAGCAGGGGCAGAAGTTCCTCGACGATGCTGAGCGTGGCGTGGTCAACGAGAAAGCCCTGGACGACATTCGGGCCAAGTTCGCACCCTTCGGCAAAGCCAACCAGCTTACCGAGCAGCTTCGGTATGGCGTTAACAACATGTCAACCCTGGTCCCGCAAATGCAGCAGGCGCTTGTTGGATCGGCTGATGAGTACCGCGACTGGGCTGAAAGCATTAAGGGCATAGCAGGCGCTAAAAGCGGCTTTATAGGCTCGATGCTGGGCCGTGGGGACCTACCTACCCTGGACGCAAGACAGCTTAACCTGCACTCCCTGGACAGCCCTGTAGCCCCCCAGACGATGATGCAAAGGGGTAAGGGGCTAGGCGCTCGTGAGGCAGTCGATCGCTTGGCGGCTAGGCAGTCTGCACTTGGCCTTGATATTGATCCATCGCTTGACCCGTATTACCAGCACCTAGCGCACCACGCGGTCTGGGATAAAGTAGCCGACGAGAAAACGACCCACGAAGATCTTATGAGGGCGTTGCGTGGCTACAAAGAGGGCGGAGAGCCCGATACCGACGCTATGCGTCTTGAAATGATGAGGAAATCATGGCGATCGAAATGAATCTACCCCTTGAGGAAAGCCCCGAGGGCGACGAGACGATCTACAAGCTATTTGACGAGAAGCCCGACGTCGAAGAACTCGAGGACGGGTCGGCTGTTGTCCGCATGACCGAGAACGACGGCCCAGAAGAAGATCCGCAGTTCTACGAAAACCTTGCAGCCAAGATCGATCCAAACACCTTGGACGACCTCGCGCTTAAGTACCTTCAGCTATTCGAGAAGGATATGGAGGCTCGTAAGGAGCGCGATAAGCAGTACGAGGAAGGCTTAAAGCGGTCCGGCCTTGGTAACGAGGCTCCAGGCGGCGCAACCTTCCAGGGCGCATCCAAGGCTGTACACCCAGTCATTGCCGAAGCCTGCGTGGATTTTGCCAGCCGGTGCATGAAAGAGATTATGCCGCCCGACGGCCCTGTAGGTACAAAAATTCTGGGCGAGGTTACCGAGCAAAAGCAGGACGTCGCTGAGCGTAAGCGCGACTTCATGAATTGGCAGTGTACCGAGCAGATCGAAGAGCTTCGCGATGAACTCGAGCAGCTTGCTACTCAGCTACCACTCGGTGGCAGCCAGTACCTGAAGCTTTGGTATGACGAGCAAAAGAAGCGCCCCTGCGCCGAATTCGTGCCCATCGATAAGATCCTGCTGCCCTTCTCCGCGCCAAGCTTTTACACCGCCCAGCGTTGTACTGAAATGCAGGACATATCCGAGGAGGAGTTCAACCGTCGGATCGCTGCAAACCTTTACCTGGACGTTACCTATACCCGCGCCAGCATGGAGCCCGAGCCTACGGCTGCGCAAAAGGCCAACGAAAAGATCGAGGGCAAGAAGTCAAGCGCCGAGAACATCGACGGTGAGCGTCGCGTCTTCCATTCCTACGTCAACCTTACGATCGAGGACGACGACAAGGCTGGCGACCTTGCGCCCTACATCCTGATGATCGACGAGCAGTCCCGGCAGGTAGTCGGCCTTTACCGTAACTGGGAAGAAGGCGACGAGCAAATGCAAAAGCTCGACTGGCTCATCGAGTTCAAATTTATCCCTTGGCGCGGTGCTTATGCAATCGGTTTGCCCCAGTTGATTGGAGGCCTGTCTGCGGCCCTTACAGGGGCCCTGAGAGCCCTTTTGGACTCTGCCCATATCAACAACTCACCGACCATGCTCAAGCTCAAGGGAGCTCGTATAACAGGCCAGAGCGTGCAGGTTGAGCCCACCCAGGTTGCCGAGATCGAGGGAGCCCCAGGCGTTGACGATATTAAGAAGATCGCTATGCCCTTCCCCTTCAATCCGCCGTCGCCCGTGCTCTTCGAGTTGCTGGGCTGGATTACCAACGCGGCCAAGGGCGTCGTAACAACGAGCGAAGAGAAAATCGCCGACATATCCAACAACGCACCGGTCGGAACCACCCAGGCTTTGATTGAGCAGGGCGCCGCGGTTTACTCCAGCATTCACATGAGACTGCACAAGTCCATGCGCAAGATGCTGATGGTCCTTGGCAGGATCAATCGCTGGTGGCTCGAGGACATGCGCAAGGGCGATATGGTCGAGGACCTCGTCATTGGCCGCCAGGACTTTGACCGCAACACCGACATCGTCCCCGTCTCTGATCCGCATATCTTCAGCGAGACCCAACGCTTTGCCCAAAACCAAGCCCTGGCTGCACTCGCTAAGGACAACCCCGACCTATTCGATCGTCGGGAGGTCATGAAGCGGATCTTGAAGCAGATGAAGGTGCCCGAGATCAATCAGGTCCTTCCGGATGTCCGCGAAGTCAAGGAAATGAACCCTGCGCTCGAGAACGTGGCCATGTCCCTTGGGCAGCCGGTCGCAGCCTTCCCGAACCAGGACCATATCGCGCACTTGCAGACGCACTTGGCCTACGCCATGGACCCTGTCTACGGCATGAATCCGATCATCGGGCAGAAGTTCGTACCGGCCATGCTTGAACATGCCAAGCAGCACTTAACGCTTTGGTACCTCAAGCGCATGAGCGAGTACATCAACGCCACCGAAGTTAAGGACATGGACACCCTGAAGGTCACGCCGATCTTCGAGGAGGCCCAGCAACTTATGTCCGCGGTTGCAAGGCACGTCCATATCGACTCGGCCGAGACTTTTGAGCCGATGATGCCGATCCTCCAGCAGCTTATGCAGATCGCGCAGCAAATGCAGCCCAAGCCACCGGTACCGCCGGAGGTCGAGGCCCTTGTTCAGACTTCGATGGCAGAGACCCAGCGCCGAGCCCACAAGGATCAGGGCGAACTCATGCTGAAGAAGGAAAAGCAAGATACCGACGTGGCGCAAAACGCCCAGAAGATCCAGGCCGACATCGCAATGAACGTCGAGGATAACCTTACCCGCCAGCAGATCGAGGCGGCAAAAATTGCCGGTGAGAACGCAGCACTCACCCAAGAGCAAGAGCGCACCGCTATGGCCGCGCAAGAGGCTGCACAACGAACCTTTGGAGTTTGAAAATGAGCGAAGCAATCAACATGCACAAGCGTCTTGCCATGGGCGAGAAATTGACCGGCCAGAAGCTTAAGCACGGCGGCAGCCCCAGCAAGAAGAAGGACGAGTCCCCCAACTTACGCCCTGAGGAAAAAAAGGCCGCCAAGCGTAAATGAACGACTTTTCTCAGCTTATCGGGATCATCAAGGGGTTGCAGACTGATATTGCAACCTCCTTGGCGAACGGTAATGCCAACAGTTACGAGGTGTATCAGCGCCTCGTAGGTGAATACCGAGGGCTTGAACAAGCTCTGAAGGCTATCGACCAACTTTTAACGGAGGATCAGTATGACTAACGCTTCGAATGAAGCGGCGATTCGGGAAGCATTTCCTGAAGTTCACCCAGGTGCAGCACCCTTAGGCGCTCGATTGCTCGTTCAGATCAAGTCGCCCAAGAAGAAAACGACGTCCTCGGGCATCGTTTTGGTCGAAGAGACCAAAGAGGTTGAGAAGTGGAACAGCCAAGTGGCCAAGGTTATCGCTATCGGCCCCCTTGCTTTCCGTAAACGCGACTCGATGGACCCCTGGCCGGAAGGCTCATGGTGCGAAATCGGCGATTTTGTCCGCGTTCCCAAGTGGGGCGGGGATCGATGGGAGGTTGCGGTGCCCGGAAGCGATGAAAAGGCGCTGTTTTGCATCTTCAACGACCACGAGATCATCGCCAAGGTCACGATGGACCCCTTGACGATGCACATTTACATCTAGGTTTTGGGAGAAAACCGTGAATGCAAGCGACAAGCTAGAAATGCAGCTTAACGTCCAGGAGGCAAACGATGGCTCGGCCATTGTTGAACTGCCCGATAGCGTTGAGCCCATCGATCAGACCCCTCCGGAGCCGGATATTTCGGTCCATAACGGGTTTGTTAACAACAACGAAGACGACGACATCGACCCTTCGGACCCCGATCGCGAGGCAATTCGAGCCGCAAGGCGCGAAGAGCGCAAACTTAAGCGGCAATTGGGCAAAGAAGAGAAGCGCCACAACTACCATCTGATTTCCTCGCTCAAAAAGCAGAATCAGGAGCTTGCCGAACGCCTTGCAAGCCTCGAAAAGCGTACCTCAGGGGCAGAAATGGCCCGAGTGGACAAGGCTATCGAGGATGCTGACGTCCGGTTGCGCTGGACGCAGATGAAATTGAAGGAGGCAGTCGAGTCGGGCGACGGTGACGGGGTGGTAAACGCCCAGGAAGCCATGTACGAGGCCAAGCGGCAGGTCGAAGCGCTGCAAAACCTCAAGCATCAGGCCTCCAGGCAGATCGAGACCTCGGGAATTAAGCCCCCGGACCCCGATATGCAGCGCCTAGCGTCCGATTGGATGTCCAAAAACCGGTGGTACGACCCCAAGGGCCGCGATACCGATTCCAAAGTAGCACTTCAGATCGATAAAGCCATGGCCGAAGAGGGATACGACCCATCAACCGAGGAGTATTGGGACGAGCTTGATGAACGCTTGTCAAAGTACCTTCCTCATCGTTACAATCAAGGCAAGAGCAATAGTCGTCCGAGACCACGCTCTGTTGTAACGGGTTCCGAGCGGTCCAGTTCGAGCACCTCGGGTAGCAGCAACGAGTTTTTACTCTCACCCCAACGGGTAGCTGCGATCAAGGAAGCTGGAATGTGGGACAACAAGGAACAACGCATGAAGATGATCAAACGCTTCATGGATTTCGACCGCGAACAACAAAGGAGTGGAAATGGACGATAGGCTTAGAAAGAATTCTGACGCTGGCCGACGCACTCGGGCTTCCGAGGATCGACAGCGTGACGCACCTGAGGCAGGTTTTGCCTTTGCGGAGGAACGTCGCAAGATGTTCCGGTCGGAGTGGCTACAGGAGGCTCTCCCGACACCGCCGGAGATTCCCGGCTTCCACCTTTGTTGGCTATCGACTACCAATTCGTATGATCCGATTCACAAGCGGATGCGCCTGGGCTACGAGCCTGTTAAAGCTGATGATCTTCCCGGCTTTGAGCATCTAAAAGTGAAAGCAGGCGAGTTTGCAGGGTTTGTGGCATGTAACGAAATGATTTTGTTCAAGCTTCCAATGGACATTTATCAGGATTACATGACGCAGGCTCACTTCGAGGCGCCCCTGGAAGAGCAGGAAAAGATCCGGGTGCAAGTCGAGCAGTTGCAAGGCGCACGCGACTCAAACGGCAGACGACTTGGGATGGTTGAGGGCGACGGGATGAATTTTGACCAACCCACTCGACCCCCGGTATTCCAGGGTTGAGACCTCAGGAGTCTTTAACATGAGTGCTACCTCTGCTGCCTTCGGCATGCGGCCTGCGTTCCACCCGTCCGGGTTGGATCGTGCGCAAGCAATTGCCAATGGCATTACGTCGGGCTACGCGACGAACATTCTTAAGGGTCAGCCTGTCAAGATCGACGTCAGCACCGGCGCTATCGTTGTTGCCGCTGCTGGTGACGCTTTTGTGGGCTGTTTCGCAGGCGTGGAATTCACCGACACCACCGGTCGTCGGCGCGTTTCCAACTACTGGCCTGCTTCCACCTCGGCCACCGAGATCGTTGCGTATTTCTACAGCGATCCCGCCATCGTTTACGAGATCCAAACCAACGCCACCATCGCACAAACCGCGATCGGCCAGGAATACGATCTTGCATCGACGACCGCCGGAAGCACGACCACAGGTCTTTCTGCTTGCATGCTGAGTACTACGGCTGCCGCAGCTAACGCCTCCGCCCAGATGCGCGTGATCGACATTGCGCCTTACCCCGACAATGCTTGGGGCGATACCTATGTCATCGTGCGTGCCCAGATTGCCGAGCATCAGTTCGGTGCCATCTACACGGGTTCGGCGAAGGCCTACCCCGTAACCATCGCTTAAGGAGGGCTAGATCATGGCAGCCCCGATGCGCAGCACCGACTTTCGGTCGATTGTCGAACCGATCCTTAACGAATCGTTCGACGGCATTTACGACCAGAGAGCCGATGAGTGGTCCACCGTTTTCCGTGAGCAAAACGGTATTCCCCGCAACTACCACGAAGAGCCGGTCCTTTATGGCTTCGGCGCAGCCCCTGAAATGCCTGACGGCACTCCCGTCACATATCAGCAGGGCGGCGTGCTCTTCCTCAAGCGCTATGTGTACAAGGTCTATGGTTTGGCCTTCGCACTGACCAAAGTGCTCGTGGAAGACGGCGACCATATCCGGATTGGTCAGGTCTATGCTAAGCACCTCGCACAGTCTCTCGTCGAGACCAAGGAGACCTTGGCAGCCAACGTGCTCAACCGTGCCTTTACCGCAGGCTATAACGGTGGCGACGGCGTTCCCTTGAATGCCAACAACCACCCAATCGTCTCGGGCACCTTCAGCAACCTGCTTACGACTGCTGCGAACCTTTCGCAAACGTCCCTCGAGCAGATGCTCATCCAGATCCGTCAGGCTGTTGACAACAACGGCAAGAAGATCCGTTTGAACCCGCTGAAGTTGGTTGTTGCTCCTGGCAATACCTTCCAGGCTGAAGTTCTGCTTAAGAGCGTTCTGCGTGCTGGTACCGCGAACAACGACATCAACCCGATCAAATCGATTGGCTTGCTGTCCGAGGGCGCTTCGGTTATCAGCCGTTTGACCTCGCCTACCGCATGGTGGGTGCAGACCGACGCACCGGAAGGCATGAAGCTGATGATGCGCCGTGCCCTTGAAAAGACCATGGAAGGTGACTTCGAAACCGACTCCATGCGCTACAAGGCCACCGAGCGTTACGACATCGGCTGGACCGACCCGCGTGCCATGTACGGTACTCCTGGCGTCTAAACCGGCGAGGGGCTTCGGCCCCTCTCCTCATAGGAGAGAAAAATGGCGTACAACAACAATGTGACTAATGCAGCAGGTCAACTATCGGCGATCACCGCAACGATCGCTTATACGGACACCTCCGCGGTCACCATTGGCACGCTCCCCGCAGGCGCTCAGATCGTTGATGTCAATATCGACGTGACGACTGCTTTCAATGCCGGAACGACCAACACGGTCACGGTAGGCAAGACGGGGTCGGCTGCTGCATTTGTTACTGCTACTTCGGTTGGCTCTGCTGGACGCGCCTCGGTCGCTACGACCGGCGTATACAGTGCCTGGGCTAACGTGGGTACCAGCGACGTTGACTATGCAACCGTAACCTTCAGCCAGACCGGCACAGCAGCAAGTGCAGGCGCTGCCCGTGTGACGATCGTCTACAAGTCGTTCGCATAAGGAGCGGATCATGGGTCAGTTCAAGCCGATGGTGAAAATGATGACCACCGAGCCTTCAGTGGAGTTGAAGCTGAAGAAGGGTGGCCATGTGCAACGTAAAGCGATGGGTGGGATGCCCGACGCTATGGGTATGCCTGCGGCTGCAAAGCCTTCAGAGCGTGGTATTCCCATGGCAGCACGTCGTGGTATCGCTCCCAAGATGACCGTGCCTAAAGGTGGTATGCGCGGTCCAATGATGCGCAAGAAGGGCGGCGAGGTTGAGTCCAAGTCGATGCACAAGGCCGAAATGGCCGAGATGAAAGGCATCAAGAAGGAACTCAAGTCCCACGAGGACAAGCCTGCTTCCAAGGCGCATAAAGGCCTTAAATCGGGTGGTGTTGCAGCCTATGCAACCGGCGGCGTTATTCAGAAGTACGCTACCGGCGGCGTTATCCAAGAGTTCAAGAAGGGCGGACTTCAGGACGACGGCAAGGCAGTGAAGTACCCGAAGGTGCCTGCTACCAAACCTCCGTACATTACGAAGCTTGCCGACACCCACAAAAAGGGCGGTCGGATTGCTAAGAAGGCCTACGGCGGCGCGTGCTGAAACGGTGGGGGCTAAGGCCCCCGCTTACTTTAAGGACTTGCAATGAAAGTTCAATCCGTTTCAAAGACAGGAGTAGGCTCAAGCAGCGCTCTGGTCATGAATACCAACATCAGCCCCTTTAATGTCGGGTTTGGTGTAACCGTGACTGGCACGGTCAACTATACCGTTCAGCACACTTTTGACGACCCAGCGATTGGGTTCTCGACTTGGTTCTCGCATCCTACGGTAGCCTCGCAGGCAGCCAATGCCGATGGCAATTACGCCTTCCCGGTGACCGGCATTAAGGTCCTGGTGAACTCAGGATCGGGTACCGCAACGCTTAACCTCGTTCAAGCGGGGATCTGATGGGCATCGTCGGCTACACCGGCGTTGCTGATCAAGCCAATACGTCCGATGGGTTTGCTCGTGGTGTAGGGGCTCAAAACGTCATTGGCGGCACGGATTGGGGCCTGGACGTTGGCGATGACGGCGTGGTCGATATGTACGGTGCGGTTCCTACAACCACCTTCTACATTCTTGATGAGGCAACCCCAGGGTACGTCCTTCAGGAAGACAACAGCAAGATCGTATTGGAGGCCTCGTAATGGCTGATCAGAAGATTTCCGCGATGCCTACCGCCGCTACCCTGACGGGTGCGGAGCTTATCCCCATGGTCCAAAGCGGCGCAAACGTAAAGGCTACGCTTGATACCCTCAGAGCTTACGACGCCTCTTACGGCGCTTTTAGCAGCAGCCTTGATCAGACTGGCAGCATTAGCGCCGGGACGGTCATGACTTTCAATTCAGTCGATGTTGCAGACGGTGTTACGGTGGTGAGCAATAGCCGGATTACCGCGCCGAGGACCGGGATTTATAACCTTCAGTTCAGTGCTCAATTCAAAAACGTCGAGAATACGCAAGAGGACGTTACGATCTGGTTCCGCGTAAACGGTTCCGACCTTGCGAATTCCGCAACCCAGGTAACGATCCCAGCGAGGAAGTCCGCTGGTATTTTCGGATATGGGGTGGCAGCCTGGAACATTTTCCTATCGCTCACCGCGGCCCAGTATGTTGAAATCGTATGGGTCCCAACGGTCGCAACCTTGACAATGGAGGCCTTGCCTGCCAGCCTATCACCGGCTTATCCTGCGATCCCTTCCGTTATCGCTACCATGAGTCAGGTGGCTTAAATGCCCGCCAAATCGAAAGAGCAGTTCCGCCTGATGCAGGCGGTGGCCCATAACCCCTCGTTCGCCAAGAAGGTCGGTATCAAACCGAGCGTAGGGTCTGAGTACACCAAATCAAACGTCGGAAAGAGATCCTATGAAAAGCTTCCTGAACGACTTAAAGAGGGTGGTCCGAGCCTTGCGGTTGGCCGCGGCGAAAAGCTTCCGGTCTCTCAAGGCGCGGGTCTTACCGCCAAGGGTAGAGCGAAATACAACCGAGAAACAGGATCAAACCTGAAGGCGCCACAGCCCGAAGGAGGCGCTAGAAAGCGCTCCTTTTGCGCCAGGATGCAAGGGGTAGTGGATAATGCCAAGGGACCTGCTGAACGCGCCAAAGCGTCCCTACGGCGCTGGAAATGCTAAGGGGTAGCGATGACAACATCGGGCACGGTAGGCCAAACAGTCATCACGACGCAAAGCCTCATCGATCATGGGGCTCGTCGCAGCGGTAAGTTTGCCGAATCGCTGACGGTCGAGCAGGTCAACGCCTCCAGGCAAAACCTTTACTACCTGCTATCGAACCTCGCAAACCGCGGGATTCAGTTCTGGTGTGTCGAGCAGACCATCATCGGCATGAAGGCCTTGCAGTACATCTACGACCTTCCTGTTGGTACCGTGGACGTGCGCAATGTACTCTACCGCAAGACGATGAGGCCCTCGGGTTCTTACACGTCCTCGGCTGGTGGCACGGTTGCTAATGCCTTTGACGAGAATACCGACACCATTTGCACGCAGACTTCCCCTGGCGGGAACATCGCCATTCAATACACGGTCGACACCTACGTCACGATGGTCGGTCTCCTTCCAGGAACTTCCTCGACGGTCAACTTGATCATCGAGTATTCATCCGACGGCTCGACCTGGAGCACGCTCAAGAACCCCGGATCGACGGTCTTGGTGGATAACGAGTGGACATGGTTCACGATCGAGCCTGGGGTATCGGTCGAGTATTACCGCGTGAGGGCCGTATCAGGCACCCTGGTTATGCGCGAGGTCTACTTCGGGACCACGGTTACCGATATACCGATGGCTAGGCTCAATCAGGACGACTACACGAACCTGCCAAACCGCAACTTCCCAAGCAATCAGCCCCTGCAATTCTGGTTTGATCGCAAGCTGGACCCCCAGGTTTACTTGTGGCCGGTCCCGAACAATAGCTTCGTGCAAATGGTCTACTGGCGGCAGCGTCAGATCGAGGATGTCGGAGCCTTAAAGGACTCCATCGAGGTCCCTCAGCGTTGGTTCCCGGCCATTCAGGCCATGCTTGCCCATGCGATGAGCCTCGAGCTTCCTGACGTGCAGGAAAGCCGCATACTCATGCTTGAAAAGTACGCCAAGGAGGCCTTGTACGACGTCGAGCAGGAAGAGCGCGACAAGAGCCCGATCTACTTCGCTCCGAACATTTCGATGTACACCCGATAATGCCTAGATTCCTTGACACTCATGGCAATACGGTGCTGTCGATCGCAATATGCGGTCGGTGCAGCATGAAGAGGGCTTACGTCCAGCTTTCTTCGGACCCGAATTACCCTGGGCTGATGGTTTGCGATGAGGGGTGCAAGGATCAGTTCGATCCCTATCGACTTCCTGCCCGACAAACTGAGAGAATTACGCTTCGGTGGCCGCGTCCTGATACGCCACTAACCGTGGTGGACGACGCGCTGATTACCAACCCGTACAACACCTCGATCATCTCGCCCGAGCAGGCGAATGTCCCGGTAAACGGCAACATCGACGGCCTGGAAGACTGATATGCCCAACTTGCGAATCTCTGAACTGCCAACGGGTAGTGCCATAACGGGCACGGAACTGGTGCCTGTCAGCCAAAACGGCACGACCATACAGACAACGACCGCGGCGATTGCAGGTTCAATTAGCCTTAATTACCCGTTCCTGACGGTTGGCAATCAGCCCTTGCTCACCTCAAGCCGCCAGATCGGCGTTGGCTCCGGTTTAAGCATTACCGATGGCGGCGCCCAGGGTACTCTCCAGATCTCCCCAGCAGGCGCTCTATCCTCTCTGGTGGCCGCTGGTAACGGCATTCTGACTAAGTCGGGCACAACCATTACCCCGAGGTCTTTGGCAGTCTCTGGAAGCGGCTTGAGCATCTCTGATGCCGATGGTGTATCGGCTAATCCAACCCTGTCCCTTTCTGGCTTTGTCTCCCAGGTTGCGGGTATTTCCTCAGGCACCGGCCTTCTCGCACGCACCGTAGGCCCGGGCGCTGGCTTGGTAACGATTACCGGCACCGCCAATCAAATCACGGTCGTTGATGGCGATGGTGGCTTAGGCAATCCAACGATCAGTATTACAAGCAATCCGATCATCCCTGGGACTGCTTCCGTGCAGGTCCCCTCGGGAACGACAGCACAAAGGCCTGCTGGTATTGACGGCCAGTTTCGCTTCAACGCAGATCTTGCTCAGTTTGAGGGCTATACCTCTGGATCTTGGCAGCAGTTTTCCTTAGCAGGCGGCGTACTGTCATTCAACGCTGGTACAACGGGTTTGACCCCGGCAGTAGCCACGACCGGAAACGTCACACTTGCTGGAACCCTGAACGTCGCCAGCGGCGGAACCGGGGCCAATACGCTCACGGGTTATGTAAAAGGCACTGGCACCACTGCAATGACCGCCAGCGCGACGATCCCCAATACGGACATCACCGGCCTGGGGACGATGTCCACGCAGAATGCAAGCTCGGTGGCCATTACTGGCGGCTCGATTGCAGCGACAATCTCGGGTTCTACGATTGACAACTCGATCATCGGCGGATCGACCCCTGCTGCTGGTACGTTTACCTCGGTCACGACTACGACGGGCACGATCAGCACAACGCCAACGAACGCGACCGACATCGTCAATAAGTCTTATGTCGATACGATCGCAGCCTCGGGTATCACCTATCACACGCCGGTTAAGTACGAAGCACCGACCGCACTGACTGCGACCTATAACAACGGCACAGCAGGCGTCGGAGCTACGCTGACCAACGCAGGCACCTTGGCAGCGTTTGCCCCCGATGGTGTTACGGCTTCGGTCAATGACCGCATCCTGGTTTACAACCAAGCGGCACCGGCTCAAAACGGCGTTTACACGGTCACGACGGTTGGCGATGGGTCTACCGCATGGGTACTTACTCGTGCGACTGACGCTGATTCTTATGGCCTCAAGGACCCCAACGCACTAGGCGAAGGCGATGCGTTCTTTGTCACCTCGGGTCTTACCGGCGCTGGCGAGACTTACGTCTGCAATACCTCGGGCACGATCACCTTCGGCACGACGGCGATCACATTCGTCCAGGTTTCGTCCGCACAGATCTACAGCGCAGGCACCGGACTCACGCTTTCCGGTACGCAATTCTCGATCACTAATACCGGGGTTACTGCGAACTCTTACGGCGGCGCGGCCACGGTTCCCACCTTCACGGTTAACGCTCAGGGGCAGCTAACCCTTGCGACTGACGTGCCGATTGCGATCTCTTCGGCTGCGGTTTCTGGCCTTGCTGCATCGGCTACAACGGACACGACCAACGCCTCGAACATCTCCTCAGGCACGCTTAATACGGCTCGTCTGACGGGCTCTTATACAGGCATAACGGGCGTCGGTACCCTAACGACAGGAACCTGGAACGCCACGACGATCGGCATCGGTTACGGCGGCACTGGAGTTACTGGAACACCTACAAATGGCCAGTTGCTGATCGGTAACGGCTCGGGCTACACGCTCAATACGTTAACCGCCGGGACTAATGTAACGATCAGTAATACGGCAGGCGGTATTACGATCTCTGCCACCCCTTCTTTTGGCGGTACGGTTACTTCGGTCTCTGCCGATGGTGGCACGACGGGCCTGACGTTCTCTGGAAGCCCGATCACTACGAGCGGAACCCTAACACTAGGTGGTACGCTTGTGGTCGCCAATGGTGGTACCGGGGCCACGACCTTAACGGGTTACGTTAAAGGCAGCGGCACTTCAGCCTTCACGGCTTCGTCCACGATTCCAAGCACGGACATCTCGGGTTTGGGTACCATGGCCACGCAAAACGCGAGTAGCGTAGCAATCACCGGCGGGACGATTAACGGCACCACGATTGGCGGGACAACGGCTGCTGCCGGGACCTTTACAACGGTAACAGCAACCACAGGCATCTACGGAGGTGCATTCTAAATGGCACAGACCGGCTATACGCCCATTCTCATCTACGGAAGCAGCACCGCTTCGGCGACTCCGTCCGCTTCGAATTTAACCTCTTCCGCCAACGGTGCCGAGCTTGCACTGAACTACACGGATGGCAAGCTTTACTATAAAGACAATACCGGTACTGTTCAGTTGCTTGCAAGCAAGGCCGGTGCATCAGGAAGCGTGACGTCGGTTGCCCAAACCTTCACGGGCGGCATCATTTCCGTGGCTGGCTCTCCAATCACTACGAGCGGAACGCTTGCCCTGACGGTGGCGGGAACCTCTGGCGGCATACCCTACTTCTCGAGCGGGACGACATGGGCCTCGTCCAACGTGCTGTCTAGTAATCAGTTTGTATTTGGCGGGGGCGCCGGGGCCGCTCCATCATCGTCTGCAACGGTTGGTTTTGCAGCGGCCTTTACAGGCGCCAATACCTTCTACAACGCAACAGGCCAGACTTTTGCGCAGTCCTCAACTAACGACGGGATCGTCCTTCAAGGGAGGGCCGGTGGAAGTTCGTCGTATCGGGTGACGTTTACAACGGCTACACTTACAGCAAGTCGTACCCTAACCCTTCCCGATGCCACAGGTACGGTGGCTACGAATGGTTTTGCAGTAGCAATGAGCCTTATTTTAGGATTCTAAGGATTAAATCATGGCAAATCCAAACATTGTTGGCGTCACTTCCATTTATGGAAACACGGCCTATGTGACCCCGAGCGGGACGTCCGCAACGACCTCGTGGACGTATAACGGAACCACTTCGTTGACTGGATTAACGCCGGCGGCTAATACAGTAAATCGAGTCACGGGAATTGTGGTTAGCAATTCCACGGCTTCGGCGGTAAATGCCACGGTCGCTATTTCAAACAACGCCACTTTTGGTAGTGGTACGGCCTATAACATCGCCTACCAGATCAGCGTACCAGCCAACGCTTCTCTCATTGTTACTGATAAAACAACGTCATTTTATGTAACGGAGAATCAGTCAGTGGGGGTAACTTCCAGTACGGGGTCCGCCCTGACCTTTGTCGCTACGTTCGAAGCTATCACCTAAGCGGGTTTGGCATGAGCCTTCGCTATAAGGGAGCCCGGTTGTCCGCAACCCCTCCGACTGTTTCCACATCGTCGGCGGTTGGCCTTTGGACGCTTAAGCAACAATTGCCATATCGAGGCGCCGGTACTTGGCCCGAAGTAATCCCTCCGGGTACTTTCACAATAAGTCCTGCGGTCAGCGGCAAAACCACTTGGAATTTAGGTACTGACGGCGACTTAGTTTTGAGTACCGCAGGAAGTTGGACTATAACCCCTGTGGGCACTTTTAGTGCGTCCGTAAAAATATGGGGTGCAGGCGCCGGAGGTAATTCAAGGCCAGAAAGCACGGATGACGGTACTGGTGGCGGTGGTGGTTTTGCGGGAGGCACCGTTACATTTACAAATGGGTTTGTTCACACTTTGCAAGTGGGTGCGGCAGGTACGGCAGGAAGCCCAGGGGCTGGTGGCTCTCCGGGGGGAGGTAACGGCGGGGCAGGTAACAATTCATCGAACCGCCCTATGGGGGGCGGTGGCTATTCTGGAATATTTAGAAGCACTGTAATTTCGCAGGCCGACGCTATGCTTATCGCTGGCGGTGGTGGTGGCTCAAATACCGAGAAGGGTGGCGCAGGGGGCGGAACAACCGGCCAAGACGCCGGGTTTATTGGTGGCGGACGTACGAATCCGGCTGGCGGCGGAACGCAATCTGCCGGTGGTGTTGGTGGTGGCGGAGGGGCTGGCGGGGCTGGTTCAGGCCTACAGGGTGGTGTCGGACAAGATGGTGCTGGAGCCGGTGGCGGCGGGGGTGGCGGATATTTTGGCGGCGGGGGTGGCGGTAATTACCTCGCAAGCGATGCCCAGGGCTCCGGTGGTGGTGGTTCTGGGTACTATAACGCCTCCTACGTTTCTAGCGCGACCCTTACAACCGGGAATTATCAGACCCCTGGGAACTCATCAGATTCTGACCGTGGTAGCGCCGGAGATGGTGGTGGCGGCTCAAGTGCTGCTGCTGGCCAGCCCGGGAAAATTGTCATAAAAGCTTAAAGGGTAGTAAATGAGCCTTTCCTATCCAGGTGGATATATAAGCAAAACCCCTCCGACACCGACTTCTACGTCGGCACCGGGGATATGGACGCTTGATCAGGCTATGCAGTTCACTAAATCTGGCAATTGGCCTGTGCCGCTTCCGCCTCCGGACCCTTATTTTGAATACACCACGTTGTTGCTGCCAGGAAACGGCACTAACGGTGCGCAAAACAATACCTTCCTTGATTCGTCAGGAAGCAGCGTCTCGATCACGAGGAACGGGAGTTCAACCCAAGGCACCTTCAGTCCATTCTCAGTCGGCGCTGGGTATTGGAGCAATTATTTCAACAATACCACCGGTCTTAGCATACCCACCGGATCGGGGACGCCTACTTTTTGGAACAGCGATTTTACGATTGAATATTGGGTTAATTGCTCTTCGTCTAAATCAATTAATACCGTACTTTCATCTTGGTTTGATGGGTCGTTTGGAGGAGGTTCTTGGTGGCTTCCCATCATAGATGGTGCTGTGCAGTTGTTCCATAACCAATCTTCTTCCTCTAATCAAGGACCTTTTATCACCAGTGGCAGTACGCTGGTTAATGACAACAGATGGCATCACGTCGCAATTACACAAGTAACTGGCGGTAACAAAACATTTCGGATATTTATCGACGGCGTTTTGCGCGGGTACACAACCCAGACTAACTGGACACAAGCTTCTGCAAACGCCACGATTTATGTGGGGGCTCCGGGTCCGGGCACTTATGACGAGACGGGTCGATACATGCTTGGAAGTCTATCAAATATAAGACTTACCACGTCCGTGGTCGCGGCTTACTCCACATCAGCCACAACACTTGGAACGACGGTTTTTACACCACCAACATCTCCTTTGACAGCAATATCCGGGACAAATATTCTCACCTGCCAGTCCAACCGATTTGTAGACAACTCTAGCAACGCCTTCACCATCACTGTCAACGGCACCCCTTCCGTCCAAGCCTTTTCCCCATTCAACCCCACTGATCTGTACAGCGCAGCAACGAACGGCGGCAGCGGTTACTTTGCTGGCTATGGGAATTACTTAACTTTCTCCAATTCCATATGGACGGCACTGGCTGGTGTTAATACGACTTTTACTGTCGAGGCGTGGGTATATCGAACTGCTGCTGACTCGCAATCCAGTGATATATGCGGAACTAACGTATCTGGTTATACGCAGTCTGTTACATTCAACATTAGTACTAGCGGTGCATTACAATTTTCAGATTGGGGCGGTGGCTCTAGCTACACCGCTACAGCGACTGCTAGTGGATCGGTACCATTAAACGCATGGACTCACGTTGCCGCCAGCAAGTCTGGTAGCACGATGCGGCTTTTTGTAAACGGCGTTCTTTTGGCGACAAACACGATAGTAAACGCAAGCATTTCCACGCTTGATGGGTCGCCAGCCAATGTTGCCGGAAGGCCTGCTGGCGCCACGATGTTTATCGGGTACATGAGTTCGCTGCGAATCGTCCCAGGTACTGCCGTGTACACCGCAAACTTTACGCCGCCGACCGGACCTCTTACCGCTATAAGCGGGACTTCACTGCTGCTGAACTTCACCAACGCCGGCATCATCGACGCGACCGCCAAGAACGATTTGCAGACCGTCGGCAACGCGCAGATCAGCACGGCGCAGTCGAAGTTTGGTGGTGGGTCGATGGCGTTTGATGGGAGTGTGGACTACCTCACTCGACCTAACAGCAATTTGTTTCAACTTGCAAGCGGTCCATTCACTATTGAATTTTGGTATCGTACAAACACCTTAAGCCCCTCTAACTTTGGATTCGCGTGCATTGTCGGAATGCAGCAAGTTTCTGGAGCCGGTGGATGGGGTGTTTGGCAGTTAAACCAAGCCATTTTGTTTTTCATAGATGGGGGCGCATCCAGCTATGCCACGGGTAATGTTTTGACATCTACTGGTGTTTGGTATCACGTTGCCGTAACCCGTGATTCAAGTAATAACATGAAGACGTTTATTGATGGCGTTCAACAAGGTTCGCAGGCAAGCGTCTCATTTAGTAATAATGCTACTCAGCCACTTACGGTTGGAGGAATAAACACCTCAACTGGATGGAATGAGAACTATTACGTCAACGGCTACATCGACGACCTTCGCATCACTAAAGGCATTGCCCGATACACCAGCAACTTCACGCCACCTACTTCTGCCTTTCCATTGCTGTAAGGATTAATAATGCTTTACTCCAAAAAAGGATCGATTCCTAAGCCGCAAACAGATGGTACCGATGGCTGGATTGAGGTGCCTGATGCGCCCATCCCGCCGGACGGTAAGGAGGTTGTTTGGTGGTACCCGCCAGGGTGGGTTATTAGGGATATAAAACCCTGTGAGGGTGATTGGTTATGGAGCCAGTCTCAAGAATGCTGGATTGAGTGTACGGCCGCTATTGAAGCGGTCCCTCAAGAGGTTGTTACGGAGACGGCTGGTATTTCTATGGCCTCTTGCACGGCCGGTGAGGCTTTTGGTGTAATAGACCCGGAATCTAGCGCCATTTCATTGGATTCACTAACTGCTGGCGACACGCTTATCTAGGAGGCTTTATGACCCTTAACCTACCCATCGACCTTGCCAATCAGATCATTGGCTACCTGGGCACCCGCCCGTACCAAGAGGTGTACCAACTGATTGACGGTATGAAAGAAGCTGCAAAGCCGCCGGTTACGGGTTTGCATGAGGTTCCACGGGAGCAAGAGGCTGCTTAAATGAGCGACGACCTGGACAAGCGTTTGTCGGTGCATGAAGCGAAGCGTCAAGCGTTAATGCAGCACTTGACGTACGACCCTTTGACCGGCGAGTTTCAGAGAATTAAGGCGTCTGGCACTAAAAAGCCAGGGTCCAGGGTCGGCGTGATTAATGGGCGTTACATCCAGATTGGTTTTGGCGGTTATCGAGATCGCGCTCATCGACTTGCATGGCTTTTCGTCCATGGCTACATGCCCAAAGAGATCGATCATATAAATGGCAACGGGCTTGACAACAGGTTATCAAACCTGCGAGAAGTTACCCACCAGCAAAATATTCACAATCATATAAGGCCGCCAAGGCACAATTCCACGGGTTTTATGGGCGTGTCATTCTTTAAGGGCACCAATCGGTTCAGTTCGTACATTCAGGTTGATGGCAAGAAAAAGCACCTTGGTTATTTCGACACCCCTCACGAAGCGCATCAGGTGTACTTGCAGGCAAAAAGAAGGTATCACTTAACATGCACGATATAAAGGTTATCCCGGAAGTGGAAGCGCGTTTGACAAGCCACGAGCAAGTTTGCGCACAACGATACGAAAATATCGAAAAGCGTTTTACCGACGGCTCAAAACGGATGCAGCGCATTGAGCACTTGCTTTACATCACGATCGCTGCTGTCTTGCTTGGGCCAGGCGTTGCGGCGATGTTCGTTAAAAAGCTGCTGGGGATATGATGGATGACAAAACCCACGAGTTGGCGGTTCTTAAGGCGCAGGCCAAGATCCGGCTTGAAGAGCTTAAAGCGCAAGACTCGGCCAAAGAAGTAGCAGGAAAAGCCATTGGCGAAGATGGGCTGCTTTATATCTTCCTGATCGTGCTCGTCGGTGTCGGTGCATCATTATTCCTTGAAGGCGAGAAAATCGCCGCTGTAATGGGCCTGCTAGGCGCTTCGTTGACAGCCTTGATCCAAATGCTTAACGGTATTGCCGGAACCGCGCCAAAGCAGGAAAAACCCGAGTTCGAGGTCATCAAGGACCTTATCACCCGCCTGGACAAGTTGGACCGTGCCGAGCCGCCTATGCAAGTGGATGTTGAGGGCAGCAAAGTAACAGTCAAGAAGGGCGCTGACATCGTAACTGCTAAGGGTAATCATGTTTGAACTACTTGGCGGCGGCCTTCTGGGCTCCATCTTCGGCGGTTTGTTCAGGCTTGCCCCTGAAGTCCTGAAGTTTTTGGACAAAAAGAACGAACGCGCTCATGAGTTATCCATGTTCCAACTTCAAACCGACCTCGAAAAAATGAGGGGCGAGTTCAAGATGGAGGAAAAGTATGTGGACTACTCGATCTCGCAAATGGACACGATTAAGGAGGCTTTTAAGGAGCAAGCCCAAACGGCAAAAGAGGCTGGCTGGCTTGCTTCTTTTATCACTGCTATTACCCGCCCCGGTCTTACTTGGATTGCATTTGGCGTATACGTGGCTGTCAAAGCTGCTGGCCTAACGATTGCCTTCCAGACCAACGCGAACTGGGCCGAGGTCTTGGCCAAGTCCTACGACGAGGATGATTTCGCCATGCTGAACATGATGCTTACGTTCTGGTTTGTAGGACGATCGATTGAGAAGTACAACAAAGGTGGGTAGTCGTGGAAGCCTTGATCGATTCCCTCGCAAGGGTTTGGTTCTTGGGGGTTGCGCTTGTTGGCGTGGCCGTTTATGCCGTGACCATTAAGACTCGGCTTGATTACCTCGAGAAGGACCACGATAGGCAAATCCACGCGCTTTGGGAGCATGTCAATCGACTGATCAAAGAGAAATCCAGTGAATGAGGCTAAGAAGCTTTGCAAGGATGTACTGATCAAGCCCTTTGAAGGACTGGCAAAGCGTTTGCCTGATGGCCGCGTAACGGCTTATCCCGACCCTGGGACTCGTGGCCATCCTTGGACCATAGGATGGGGTGCTACGGGCCCGGAAATCAACCCTGGGACTATCTGGACGATCGAGCAGTGCGAGGACGCCCTCGACCACCACGTCGAGTATTTCGTGCGGGGTTTGCTTAAGATGTCGCCCAGCCTGTCAAAAGCGATCCCAAGGCGCATGGCAGCGGTTACAAGCTGGGCCTATAACTGCGGCCTTGGGAACTACAGGGTGAGCACCTTCAAAAAGCGCATCGATGCCGATAATTGGGATGGTGCCGCGGATGAGTGCCTGAAATGGAATAAAGCCGCTGGCAGGGTTTTGCCAGGACTAACCCGTAGGAGGGCGGCCGAGGCCGCGTTAATGCGATGAGTTCAGCGACCAAGTCAGATCCGGCCAAGTGGAAGCGCATTGTGGCGTCCGTAAAGGCCTCCGATAAAGGCGGCGATCCAGGCCAATGGAGCGCCCGCAAGGCCCAATTGGCAACCCAGAAGTACAAAGCTTCGGGTGGGGGTTACAAAGGGCCCAAAAAGGCGGATAATTCGCTCTCAAAGTGGACGAGCGAGGATTGGGGTACGAAATCCGGCAAGCCTTCCACGCAAGGGCCTAAGGCCACCGGTGAACGGTACCTGCCCCGGAGAGCGCGAGAGGCGCTTTCGCCTGCTGAGTATGCAGCCACCACACGCGCTAAGCGTGAGGGTACCAAGTCCGGTAAGCAATTTGTCGCTCAACCCTCGAAGATCCGCGAGAAAACTGCAAGGTACCGATAATGGCTGTCACCATGACCTACACGTCCCTGGTAGCGGATGTCACGCTCTACCTGGAACGCTCGGACGCGCAGACGATCAATCAGATCCCGTCTTTTATCAACCTCGCCGAGTCGATCATCTCGGACGAGCTAAAGATTCTTGGCCAGCAAGAGACCGTCTCTGCGACTATGGTCCAGGGCACTCCGGTTATTGCCAAGCCTACGCGCTGGAGGAAGACGACCTCCTTCAACATTACGGTCGCAGGCGAACGCAAGCCCCTGCTTTTGAGGAAGTATGAGTACCTACGCAACTATTGGCCCAACCCAACAACCGAAGACGAGCCGCTTTTTTATGCCGACTACGACTTCGACAACTGGCTCATTGCGCCAACGCCTGATGCTGCTTATGCGTTTGAGGTCCTTTACTACGAGAAGATTCAGCCGCTAGACGCAACCAATCAAACGAACTGGTTCACGATCAACGCGCCCCAGGCTATGCTCTACGGCACGCTTTTGCAGGCCATGCCCTTCCTGAAAAACGACTCTCGGGTACAGCTTTGGCAGTCCTTGTATGACCGCGCCATTCAAACGCTCAAGCTCGAGAACGACACCCGGACGATTGATCGTTCGGCTACGGTGCAAGAAGTATGACTTCCTACGTCAATGTCTTCACTGGGGACGTCATCCAGCCCACGGACGTCAGCTATAAATCGTTCTCGATCTCGGCTAACCTGACGCTGGCTTGGCCACTTGATGGCAACGCCCTTGGCAACTATGCAGCCAGGATCATGCAGATCACGGCAACGACGGGAAGTCTTTCCGTTTATATGCCGCCTGCCAATGAGACTTCGGTCGGCACTGATTCTCTTATTCGCAACGTCGGCTCAAACACCTTCACGATGCGCGACAACGCAGGCAATACGATTGTCTCGGTCGCAGCAGGTGAGGCTAAGTACATCTATGTGACCGACAACTCGACGGCCGCAGGGACCTGGGGCGTCATCGCTTTCGGTACAGGCTCAAGCTCTGCCGATGCCGCAACGCTTGCAGGCTATGGCCTTAAAGCCATAACCACGACGCTCAATCAATCGCACCCAGTAACGACGACGGCAGCGGGATTTACGGCTGACTCAACCTACCGCGCCAAAACACTGATTTGGACAGGCGGCGTCGGAACCATCGCACTTACCGCAGCCGCAACCCTGGGTGACGACTGGTTCTTCATGGTCCGCAATAACGGCACGGGCCTTTTGACCATCGATCCAAATGCTTCGGAACTGATTAACGGCGACTCAAATCTTGCTTTGCAGATTGGCGACTCGGCCTTCATTGTCTGCTCGGGCAGTGCCTTCTATACCGTAGGCCTGGGGCAGTCGACGACCTTTGCTTATTCGCAGCTTGTGCTGCCGGTAACCTCGGGAACCTACACGCTGACCCCGGCTCAGGCGCAAAACACAATCATCAAGGTGACGGGCGCTTTGACCGGTGCTGTTACGGTTCAATTTCCCGCAGCGGTTCAGGTCTACTTTGTCCTTAATCAAACTTCGGGCGCTTATAACGTCACCTTCGAGACAGGGGTCGTAGGGGGCCTTACAGCCACGCTACAACCCAATCAGCAGGCCACCTTGGTATGCGACTCGGTTAACGTCCTGAACGCCACCACGGTGATTACAGGGGCCTTGGCGGTGTCATTGATTGATGGATCGGCCGCGGCACCATCACTGAATTTTTCGCTTGAGACCAATACCGGTATGTACCGACCCTCGGGTGGATCGAAGATCGGATGGTCGATCGTTGGGACCACAAAGATGCTATTAACGAGCGATGGCCTTGCCGGAGGGTCGTTCTAATGACTGAGAAGGTCATCACGATCAATACGCAGCCCGGAATACGCCGGGACGGTACCGTTTTGGACGGGGATCAATACTCTGATGGCTTATGGGTGCGTTTTCAGCGTGGGCGTCCTAGAAAAGTCCTTGGCGTTAAGCGGATCTCCAATCAGATCTATGGCCCGACTCGAGGGATGTTCGTTGATTCCAGCAACGGTATTAACAACATCTTCACGTCCTACGCTTCAGGCATTCAGGTTATCGGCGTTGATAACAACGGCGTCGGTGCTGGCGTTTCAAGCTTCACGTTTACCGGACCGGTCGCGACTTTTGGGACTCTAGTCCCAGGCTCCGGCTACACAAACGGCACCTATAACGGCGTGACCATGACCGGAGGTACCGGAACCGGCCTTTATTGCAACATCACGATCGCTGGCGGAGTAGTAACGTCCGTCGTTATTACCGACACTGGCCCGATTTTGACGCTCGGAACCATTACGGGCGGATCTGCATACACAAACGGCACTTATACCGACGTTCCGCTCACTGGCGGCCTTGGTTCAGGCGCGATTGCGACGGTAACCGTTGCTGCCGGGGCTGTTACAACCGTCTCGCTTACCGATCTTGGCGCTGGATATACCCCTGGCGACGTGCTTTCAGCTACCACGGCCAATCTTGGCGGCACTGGCTCAGGCTTTTCGGTGCCCGTGGCCACGATTACCTCGGCTTATGTACAGTCTGGCGTCGGTTATACGGTCGGAGATACGCTTTCTGCCGACGCTACGAGCCTCGGCGGGACCGTAACGACCGCTTTTAGCATCCCGGTAGCCACTATTGGCTCGGTTTTCACTGCAAGCGCCAATAATGTTTATCAATTTGACTCTTCTTACGACGCGCAAGGTGGCGTAAATCAGCTTTTGGTCCACCCAGGGCAGAATCTGGCGCAGGTCGACTCGACAACCAACACGCCAGTGCTTTATGGCGCGATTACCGGGACGACATTGACCGAGCTTCGCGACGTTAGCGGCCCTGATCCGACGGGTGACATCGTCTCAGTCTCCGGCGGCGTTGTTGCTCTTCATCCGTACATCTTCGTTTATGGCAACTCGGGTCTGATCAAGAACAATTCCAAGGGGAATCCCTTGGACTGGAACTCAGCCGATGCCAACGAGGTCAACGTCGCTACAGGAAAGATCGTCAAGGGCCTTCCGGTACGAGGCGGTACGAACGCGCCCTCGGGTTTATTCTGGTCGCTTGATTCTTTGATCCGCGTCTCTTATATCGGCGCTCCTGATTACTGGCGCTACGACATCATCACCTCGCAGTCTTCGATTCTCTCGTCTTCGGGTGTTATCGAGTACGACGGGATCTATTACTGGTGCGGCGTTGATCGTTTCTTGATGTACAACGGCGTGGTTCAAGAGATCCCAAACCCGATGAACCAAAACTGGTTCTTCGACAATCTGAATTACACCCAACGGCAAAAGGTCTGGGCCTGGAAGGTGCCTCGCTATGGCGAGATCTGGTGGTTCTACCCTCGAGGGTCGGCCACCGAGTGTACCGACGCGATTATTTACAACGTCCGCGAAAAGACTTGGTACGACGCTGGTCAAAGCATTCATGCTCAGCGCTCCTCGGGCTACTTCTCCCAGGTTTTCAAGTATCCAGTCGCCGGAGGTACTGAAGACATCGGCGGCGGATTTACCAAACTCTGGCAGCACGAAGTTGGAGTGGATGTTGTCGACGGTGCTTCAACCTCTGCGATCGATTCGTACTTCACAACGCACGACCTATCCTGGGTGACTGGCAACCCTGCGCAGGAGGTCCCGATCGGGGACAATTTCTGGTCCCGCTTAGAGCGCGTGGAGCCTGATTTTCTGCAAGACCAAGAGATGACCATGTACATCATTGGCCGTCCTTATGCGCAGGCAGCCGACGTTACAACCGGTCCTTATACGTTTGATGCAAACACGACTAAGATCGACTTAAAAGAGCAGCGCCGGGAACTGAGGCTCAAGTTTGAGTCCAATATCATCGGCGGGGACTATCAAATGGGCCGCATTCTCTTGTCGCTCGACATGGGCGATGTCAGGGGTTACACGCCATGACACAGATCTACGACCCCAGGAACATGGAATGGTCCTACTGGAACGCGCTCATCGCGGAAAAGTACGAGGCCCAGCAGCTTATGTGGCCGGTACCCGAAGAGAACTGGAAGGACTTTGCGCTTTCGATCTGCTCGATCGCTTTGTTCTCAAACTACGGTGTACCGACCCCGCACGGGTTCGACCGATGGCAAGATTGGGCCTTCGCTTTCAATAACGCGGTGAACTAAATGGCCTTTACTGAAGACCAGTACAGACAAGCAGGCGAGTTCATTCTTGCCAACCTTAATGATCCGAACGTGGTGGCCACCCGCGGTCAGGAGCTTGGGCTGTCTTCAGCAGATATTTTGAGGGCTGCACAAACAGTTAACCCAAATCTTACGGCTGGCGACGTTTCCAGTTACTTTGGCAATGCTGGGCTCACCTATAAAGAGCCGACCGGTGGACTAGCTCCAGTCTCACAGCCTGATACTTCGACTGCTGGCGGACTGTCGAGCATAACCCAGGACGTTCTTGGGGAGGTGGCCAATAGAACGCTTGGTCAGGATACGGTATCGGGAGGGCTTTCTGTTGCTGGCTCAGCCATTCCGGGTATGCAAAATCTTGTAGGGGTTGACCAGCTTGCCCTTGGGTATAACAAAGACGCAACTAATGCGGCTAATGCACAAAACATAGCTAACCAGCTTTATGCGCAGGGCCAAGGGTTGATTGGTAAAACCATTTCCGGGGACCTTGCAACCCAGCTTAACAGCGCACTAAACCCGACTTACTTTGAGGGCGAGGGCGGTCTTATGCCCACCTCATCTTCGGTATTTTCGCCGATAAGAAAGCAGGTCGGCACCGATAACGAAGGCAATCCGATCTATGAAGATACGGGTACCTATTCGGCCTTTCTGAATGCCCATGACATCGGCAACAAGGGGACGCTCCTTGGCCAGCAGGTTACGGTCGACAAGGACGGCAACATCCTGGACGTTCAGCTTCGCCAAGATCAACGAGGCTCGTTTCAAAAGTCAATCGCTCCCTTGCTTAATTTTGGCGCCATGGTCGTTACTGGTGGCGCAGCAGGTCTCGGTTTGTCTCCCTTACAAGCGGCAGGTATATCGACAGTTTTACGAGCCATGGGCGGCGCCGATGTAGAAAGTCTTATCAAAAATGCCGTTACCTCCTACGGGGTAAGCACCGGCCTCGATATGGCTGCTGGGAATATTGCTTCTTCGCTAAATCTTGATCCAGGGATCGTTAGGTCTGCACTTAACGTGGCCTATACCGCGGCAAAGTCTGATAACCCCTATGACATTATTGCCGCCGGAATGAAGGGCGTGGCTTCCGCAATGGGAGGCCGAAATATTATTGACGAGTACAACGTCACTGGCGGGCCTGGGACGCAAATTCCTGCGACCGGTGGACTGTCTTTGGTCTCCGATGTCAATCCGGATATATCTTCGGATCTTGCTTCGAGTATTGCAAGCGCTGGCGGCTTGGACCTTGCAGGCGGCTTGGATTTAACCAAAGGGGAGCAGGTTGCTGCGCTCCCGCTTCTTGGGATACCAGCCATTCAGCAAGGTATAGCGGCCGCTAGTGTGCTTGGTGCGCATGGCGCGGCTTTATGGTCCGCCCTTCAAAAAGCGCAAAACCCTGGTGCCGATATTCCGTGGACTATGGACTACGCAACCACGGTCCCTGACTATGCGAATAAACCGGTTTCTGATTGGACCGAGGCTGACAAGCAGGCTTACATCAAGGATTTCCAAAAGGATATTGGAAAGTATGAAACTAAGCCCTTGTATGCCGATAAGACGCCAGCGTTAACCGTATCGTCCACAAAGCTTGATAAGCCATTCACGCCTTATAACGAATTCGACCTTACCAAGACGGCTGATCGCCCCTTCACGCCTTACAACGAATTCGCCACTGACACGGTGGTTGACAGGCCGTTTACGAAATATCGGGAGTTTGAAGACGTCCCGATTGACGATTACCCATGGGTTGAGAAGCCAAAAGAGGTAAAGACCACCGGCCCAGAAAAACCTGGGGGCGGCCTTGCTGGTGGGGAAACCTCCAGCAGTGAACAAGTCCAGGGCGGATTGTCTTCACAGGGTGGCGCTGGTGGTGAAAGCGGCGGTAGTGGCGGCGGTAGTGGTGGTAGCGGAGGTGGCGGGGGCAGCGGTGGCATAGACGCCCAAATTGGAAAGATCACCGGCCCCATATCTCAGCAGGATCAAGATGCGAAACAAGGTCAAGTTGAGGGTCCGCAAAAGCCGCAAGGTCAAAACCTTGCAGGTCAGTCTGACGACGCCTTAAAGGCTTCGGTAGGCAAAACCTTTGCCGATAATCCCAACGCCGTCTTCAATCGCAACGAGATAGCAAAGCTTGGCCGTGCTGGCGGCCTTAGCGATGAGAGGATTAACAACATCCTCGGCTCGTTTACGTTCGACAAGGACGGCAATCTTGTTCGTGGTGGACCCGCTGGTAGCCCGACAGGTGGTCCTACGGGCGGTCCGGCGGGTGGCGGTGCTACGGATGGAAGCGGCGGAGTTACAACCGGCGGCACGGATGGTGCTGTTAAAGCCGGTGTCGAAACCGGAGGCGAAACTAAGACCGGCGAGGCTGGTGAAACTAAGACCGGCGAAGCCGAAAAGCCAGCCGAAAATCCGACTGAGATAACTGGAACAGATACGAGCACAGGAACTGGGTCGGGATCTGGTAGCGGCTCTGGGTCGGGCTCCGGATCAGGTTCTGGTTCAGGAAGTGGTTCAGGCTCGGGCAGCGGTTCTGGTTCAGGCTCAGGCTCAGGTAGTGGTTCAGGTAGTGGATCAGGCTCAGGATCGGGTAGTGGATCTGGTTCGGGCTCCGGCAGTGGCTCGGGTTCAGGTTCCGGTTCGGGTTCAGGCAGTGGTTCGGGCTCCGGATCGGGCTCAGGTAGTGGGTCTGGTTCGGGTTCAGGATCGGGTTCGGGTTCAGGTAGTGGAAGCGGTTCAGGCTCTGGATCTGGTTCCGGGTCAGGTTCGGGCAGCGGAAGCGGGTCAGGTTCGGGCTCTGGATCTGGCAGCGGCTCCGGATCAGGCTCGGGGTCCGGCTCTGGTTCCGGAAGCGGATCTGGAAGCGGTTCGGGTAGTGGTTCGGGTAGTGGAACCGGCACAGGAACGGGTACCGGAACGGGCTCCGGATCGGGCTCCGGAAGCGGTTCGGGCAGCGGGTCTGGTTCTGGTTCGGGCAGTGGATCAGGTTCAGGAAGTGGTTCGGGAGCCGGAGGCGGCGCAGGGGGTGGAAATCGCTACTACCCATCGGCCGCTGTATCGGGCAACGCAGGCTTTAAGAACATCCCATCGTTATCACCAACCTTTTTAGCGGCGGCGCCGGTTATGAAAGAGAAGACAATCTCCAACCTCCCTGAGAGCTTGGTTCAAACCCTTATGAGGATGGGTATCAGCAAGAAGCTGATTTCGCAAATTGCTGCCAACGCGAAGGTCGACTTATCCGAAGAGGATCAAAAGGCGATGGAGCCCTCCACGACCGTTAAAGGGGCGCTCGAGCAAGTCGATGCTGACGAGCTTTTGGGTGAGCAGCCAAGGACCGGCGGCCAACCTGAAAAGCCCCAGCAAAAGGCCATGGGCGGATTGATGAAAATGGCCGAGACCAATGGCTTTGCAGGCACCCCGGATTCAAGGAGAATGCAGGGTTATGCGGTTGGCGGTGCCGGGGGTGGTCAGGACGACCTTATTCCTGCACTGTTAGCGGATGGCGAGTATGTGATGGACGCCGATATTGTGGCCGCGCTTGGTGATGGCTCTTCGAAGGAAGGCGCCAAAAAGCTCGACAAGATGCGTGAGGCAATCCGTAAGCATAAGCGTGCCGCACCGGTCAATAAAATTCCGCCAAAGGCTAGGTCGCCCTTGGCATACTTGAAAGAAAGCGCGAGGTAATCATGCCATTCGATTGGACCCAAGGCGCAGCGCCACCGCCCGTTAATATCAAACAAGCTCAGTCGACTACGGCGCCTGGGTTTTATACCGACTACCTCAAGAAGCTTGGCAGTGCTGGTGAGGGCTTCCTTGGTACCGAGGCTCCTCAATACGCCGGGCAACAAGAACTGCAAACCACGGCCTTTGACGAGGCTAAAAATCGCATGTTTGGTGGCCAGGGGTACTTGGACGCCGCCTCGAGGTTTGGTGAGTCTGCTGGTGCTACAACTGCTCAGCAATTGCAGGGCTATCAGTATACCGATCCCGTAACGGGCGAGACGAGCACAATGGGCGGGGGTTATATGAACCCCTACATCAAGGACGTTGTCTCGGAGATCAATCGACTAGGTCAGCGGCAAATGCAAGAAGCCCTGCCTGGGATGGGCGGTCTTGGCGTTGGGACTGGTGGATTTGGTGGCAAGCGCGGTCTTCAGCAAGAAGGTATTGCTAAACGCGAGGCCCTTCGGGATATTCTCGGCGCTCAGTCCGGTGCCTTATCCCAGGGCTATGACATGGCTTCCAAGTTGGCATCGAGTGACCTTGGTCGTTACTTGCAAGGCGCTCAGACCATGGGTGCGCTCGGTCAGATTGCATCCGGCACCAATATTGCAGAATTGCAGAATCTGGCCTCATTAGGGGCCCAGCAGCAAGCGATTGCTCAGGGTGAAGAGAACTTCCCATTGCAGACTGCGCAGGCCGTCTCAGGCCTTATGAGGGGCTATACGATGCCCACTGACACCTCGTCGACTTATGAAGGTCCGCTTGCCGGTCTTCAGTACAGCCCGTCGGGATTGCAGCAGGTCAGTACGCTTGCAGGTTTGTTTGCACCAACGGGTACTGGCGGCACGGGTGCATCGGCGATCGAAGGAATTATTAACGCAGGCTCCAAGGCGGTAGACGCTCTTGGAAGATTGTTTAACAGCAATCCAGGTGGCTGATCTTAATCGGAGATAGTAATGGCCCTTGATATGAATATGGGTGGATTAGGCGCCATGATGGGCGAGGACACTATGGAAGGTGCTCTCGGTGGCGGCACTGGAATCAAGAGTAACGAATACCAGATTCCAGTCAATCTTCCGCGTCCAAGCGGGTTAGGACAGGCTGCTCCTGGCGGTCTTGGTGCTGCAAAGCAGGACTACCTAAAAGCCACGCAAGATATGATTACCGCGCTCGAGCGCCGAATTAGTGGCGAGGGCTACGACATATCCCGCCTGCTCTTCGCCTTTGGCCAGCCTACCGGCACTGGATCAATCGGTAGTGCTCTTGCAAACTTAGGCGCAGAGGCCTCGAGGCAGCGTGGTGAGCAAGAGAAAAATCTTCCTACCATGATGAAGATGCGGACCGAACTGGCCGCTAATCGTCTTGCTATGGCCCAACAAGAAGAGGCTGAACGAATTGCAACCATGCTCGGCATCGGGGCGCCTGGGGCTAATGTGCAAGCCGCACCTGGATCAGGCGCCTCTGCCGAAGCCGCGGTTGGTAACCCGCAGGCGCGTCGTTTAATGGCCATGGACCCCGAGCAGCTTTTAGCGATTACAAGACCGCTCGGCCCTGCTGGCGAAAAGCTTTATAACCAAGTTATGCAGGCTCGAGAAGACTATCGCAAGAACTTCTTGCCTGGAGGCGATGGATCTTTCTATGTACCGGGAACCGGTGAGCGAATTTATAACCCCGCGGAACTTGCCAAGCCAATTGAGCGCCAATTGAACCTTGGCAACTTTAGCGGCGACATCAAGATGCCCCTTGGCGACTGGATGAAGTACGACGAGATCATGAACAAGAGCGGTCAGACAGAGGCCGCTAAGTTCATCGTTGGCAAGATCCCAGGACTTGGCGAAAGGATAGGGGCGATTGCGCCACTAAGACCGCTCGATTCGGCACCTGCTCAGCAGTCTGCTATGCAACCAGCTTCAGAGGCACCTGCGCAAGCCGCTCCTGCGCAAGGAGCCGGGAAACCATTTGAGACCGCGTCCGAAAGGGAGCAGCGCCAAAAGGCAGAGTCCAAGCAGACCGAAGAGAATATCTCGATGCTAACGGGGGAAGTTAAGGAAGCTCGTGGGCCGATTCTCACTCGTTACGACAAGGCTGATTCCCTCCAGCAAGAAGCCAAGCAAATGATGCAACTGGCCTCGGCATATCCCTATGCGGTTGGGATCTTCAATAAGCCTGGAGGTCAGTATGCCCTTGCGCAATTCATTAAGGAGGGCATCCGTGTTGGTGGCACGAACGTCACCATCGGAGGCTTTGAGGACGGCATGAGGCGGTTGGTACGGGCCAATCCTGAAATGGTCGCCAGGGTCGCGAAAGAGCGCGGCATTTCAAACGATGAGGCTCAAAAATACTTGCAACAGCAAGGCTTGGATGCGGCGTCACTGCTCTTGCAATCTGAGCGTAGGCTAGATTCTCTGCTGAATAAGGCAGAGCGCAAGGGCGAGGGTCAGGTATCGAATTACGAGCGCGTGCTATTTGGCCAGCTTTTGCCAAGTCTTTCGAATGATCCGATCAAGGCCTACCTTGTGAAGACCCTGGCCCTTCAAGAAATGGCCAAGTTCGACAAACAAGTCGGGGACCTTTTGAGAAGGCGCTCTGAGGCCAAGCAGTACGACCCAAGGCAAATGTACGACTCGGATGAGTACAAGCGCATTCGTGCAAATTACGTCAATGCGCTCGAGGGTTCGATGCGCGAGTTCTTCCCGGAAATGAGGGGTAAGCTTGCTGAGGCTAGGAAAGTGGCGGGGGTCTAAATGGTCGATCTTGAAAAGCTTAACGAGTCCCAGCGTCGCATAGCCGATAAGGTCATCAAGGCCGCCGAGCAGGAGGGCGTTGATCCCCAACTAGCTCTTGCTGTTGCTCAAGTGGAGTCTGGATTCTCCCAGGCTCAGAAAAGCAATAAGGGTGCTATAGGCGTCATGCAGCTTATGCCTGCCACCGCTAAGGGTCTAGGCGTGAACCCAAAGAAAATGGACGACAACATCCGCGGCGGGGTCATGTACCTCAAGGAAATGCTCGACCTTACTGGCGGCGACGTCCGTAAGGCTTTGGTCGGTTATAACGGCGGACCAAGGCTTGCCAAGATGGACAACCCGCCCAACATGGACTATGCCGACCAAGTCAATGCGATTTATCCGTTTGACGCTGTTGGCCAAGCACGAAGGCTTAAGCAGCAGCTTGAGGGCGGCGTTATACCGGCTGCGCAGCCAAGCCAAGAAGGTGAACCTGCTGAAAGCGAGGCGGCTCTCGAGGCAAGAAGGCTGGCCCAGCAAATCGATCAAATGCAGATCAATCAACCCGACGACCCCGCTGTTGGCCGTGCTATGTCTTCCGCGGCAGGAGCGTCTGTTGGAGCCCTTTTAAGCGGCGCTGGAGCGGGTGTTAAGCGTGACTTGCAGCAAAGGCGCTTTAATGCCTTCCAAGAGGCTCAGAGGGCCGCTAGGGACCAAAATCTCGCAAAGTTAACCCAAGGCATGACCCCCGGTGAAAAGTGGGCCAGCAAGGTCACGGGCTATGTAAAGCCTGGAGTCGAGACCGTTTCCGAGGCAGCTACCGATTACCGAAGGGCTATGCCTCAAGGCAGGATCTCAGGAAGGATGGCCAAGCTCTACGGGATTCCTGGTCCTGGCGAGTCCCCGCAGCTTTCCCAGCGGCTTATTGATCGCGCTAAGAATGCTCCCGTCGTAGGAGAGGTTCGCCAAGGCTTGCCTACTCAAGCCCCAACGCGTCCTGGCGGCAGGGTGGCAGGATTGTTCAAAGGCTCGGCATTAGGCACTCTAGGCGGCGCAGGAGCAGGCTATTCGGCCTATGACGCCTATGACCGCTACATGCAAGGCGATATGCCCGGTGCAGCTTTAAGTGCGATCGGCGCCCTTGGTGGTGTTGCAGGCTTGGTGCCCCATCCCTTAACGCGAGGGGTTGGGCTTGCAACGACCGCGGCGGTTCCGTTTCTGACCGACCTTTACGATCGCTATAAGCCCCAGCGGACGATCACGCTTCCTGAATAAAGTATCGGACCCTCTTGGTCTTTTCCTCCGGAGCGGGCGTAAGCATAAGCTCCGGGGTTCCAAGGCTCCTTGCCATTTTGAAGAACAAGCTCTCCGGGTTGTTGGAATAAGCCTCGCCTGCTATGGCAATCGTCATGAAGTCAACAATAGCTTTCGAATTGCGGTCATAAGTATTCTCTGGATTTGTTTTGTGGACCGGTCGGTGTCCTTCTATGCCTACGCATGAGATCGTCGATTCTGGGCTGATTTCGGCCCATTGCTGGGCAAGTCTTGTGTCGTCGGTTATGACATGAGCGTCGCCTGATTCGCCGTAAAGGTCAAACAGACTTGCGCCTTCGTTGTATCGGTCGGTCCCTCGCAAATGTACGACCACGTCATGCTTTTTCACTTGTGCTGCAATTTCTTGGCGAATCCGTAGGTGCCTTGAAAGCAGTGGCATGTTCCAAACCCTGAAGCCAATACCAGAGTGAACGATCACGTCATAAGTGCTTGGCGAAAGCTTTTCCTCCTTGATGTCGTATACCCAGTCGTCTGAGCTTTTATCGCCCAAAGCCTCCCAGATAGGTGGCCATACTGACTTGCCGGTAAGCGATATTTTTTCATCCGTATACGGGACATCCACGAGGTGGAAGTAAGAATAAAACCGGTGGCCCCATACCTTGTCGCGCCAGTTAACCTTGAGTATGCGGTTATGCTTGAGCGCGAAATCCAGGCAGTAAGATAGGCATTGCAGGCGGTCGCCTAGCCCCTCATACCCGTTGCTGATAACGTACTTTTCCATAATGCTTCCTGCACTCCTTGCAGTGTGCTAAATGGCCTGGGCGGCCGGATCGCTTGTAGAACTCCTTGATGGGTTTGACGGCATGGCACTTTGTGCAGCGCTTATTGCCCTCGAGTACCCAGTCCTTGCGAACGAAGAGTCGGTCGGGCTCCCAGCCTGCATTGACCCTGTATTCAATCGTTGTTCGGGGTATACCGGTCAGCAGCGACCACTCCCTCGAGGATCGGGTGAACATCCCGACGGTAATCATCATTTGGTTTTCTCTTTCTGTTTTTGCAGTCGAAGTTCGAGCACGACCAGGGCAAGCTTGCGTAGTGCATAGTCCACGTCGGTGTTCTTTTGCACGGCAAGCTTGGCTTCCTGGTATGCCTTCGTAATCTCGGGAAAGGGGTCGTAATCCTTCAATGCGCGACCCTTGAGACCCGCTCCGTGATGTATTCCTGAATAATGTGATCAAGCTCCATCGGATGATCGGGTTGAAGCTTTTCGATGCGGTCTTTTAGCTCGGTCTTCTCGATGATCGCCATTTGCAGGGCGAAGTACATCACCTCGATCTGCCTCAGTCTCCATAGCTCCGCTTTCGCTACGTTGTCGATCAATTCTCTGCCGCTCAAACCACGCGCCCGTCGCGTTTTCTTCGCGGAATTTTGTCCATTTGTTGACATAGTACGGGTCCTCCGATGGTGGGGTGAAGTTCGGTGAAACAAGTGGCTCGGTTCGCTTGGGGTCATGGGGCTGCGGAAACTGCCTCCAGCGGTCGAGCACGTTCGGCCTGGAGTCGTATATCCGCTCATCCATGATTGCTCTCCCAGGGCTTGCCAAAGGTCTCCATGGCTACTTTCTGAAGGGCGTCGATGAACTCGTTGACCTCGTCCCAATCCCCGAAGAACTGGACCGGAAAGGACTCGGTCTCGAGGATCACTTGCTTGCTATTAGAGCTGATCTGGATCATGTTCCACCATAAATTTC